GTCGGTCAGGTAGCGCTCGACGGCGGGAAGCTGGTCGGCGAAGCTCTGGTCCTGGCTCGCGCCGTATTGCTGCTGCTCGGTCGGCCCGAACTGGATTAGGCCGATGTGCCGATTACCCGAGCCGCCCCGGATCGAAGGGCTGAACCCGCTCTCGAACGACATCACGGTCGCCAGGTCGAGCGGGTCCGCGCCGATGCGCTGCGCGCTGGCGATCAGCGCGTCGCGGTCTGCGGCAGTCGGCATGGGGGCGGTCCTGAAACGACAAAAGCCGCCCTTGCGGAGCGGCTTTCAGGGTCCGGCGCGCAGCGCTGCGGACGATTGCTTATTCCCGCGGTTCGCCCGTCGGGTCAAGGGGTGGGCCGGGCGCTTGTGGAAGCGGCCCGGCCCCGTCATCCTCGGAGATGCGACTCAACCGATGGATAAGCCAATATGCCCTCTAACGAAACTGGTCGTCTAGTATCGCAAGGACGAGATTATGCTTTCGACATAGCATCACGTTTTCCGCGCGATTACCGCACCTATGCTGCCGAAATCAAGTCTCACAATTACAGGCCAATCGGTGAGTCATTCGCGAGAAGCCTAAATAAAATAGTGCATCTTGGAAATATGCCGGTTGATTTATCGGCATTGGTATTTGGTATTGGCGAATTGTACGGTCAAATAAGCCATGTTCACAAAGAAGAATTCAAGTCTGGACGCATTACATCATCTGGATTGGTCAATAAGGCCTGGGAGGCATGGCTTGAGATATACATGCCAAGAATAATGGACGATCCAACTGGCCCTCATCAAGCTTGGGGCCTTGGATCGCAGCTCATTATCGACTTGGTCAAGGCGTTGCAGCACCCAGATGCGATCGCCGCGATGCCACGCGAAAGCGAAGGCTATTTCTTAGATGGCATCGAGTCTATTTTGAGTGCCATGCTGTCTAATGCCTACGTTGCATTTGAAAGCATGGCAGCAGATCTGTGGGTCGAGGCGCTCGACTCAAATCCTGCGTATGCGAAGCGATGGCTCGAAAAAAATCCGGAACGGCAGATCAAGTTGCTAGATATTATCGGCGGAGGGACCGATCTTACAAATAGGCTGGGATCAATTCTCAAGCAGACGAGAAAAGTTAATTTCATTAGCCTCAATGATATCAAGAACAATTATAAGGCGGCATTTGGCGATGACATAGTAAGCATTTTCGACGGCGACGGAAACCATATTGTGGCCGTCGAGCAGATGCGCCATCTGTACGCCCACACGGGCGGCATAATAGATCGAGAATTTATCGACAAAAGTGGCGCGTTTCCATGGGCTAAAAATATTTCTGTTGGCCAGCCGTATCCGATCGACGGTCATATTGTTTGCGCCAGTGTAACGTCTTGCATTAATGTTGGATTTGGTCTGCTCCGATTTGTGGATGGGTTAGATGCAGATAAGCCCTAATCAGGTAGACGTGGGAGGTTGCGATGGCAACGAACCAGAGCTGGACAGATCGTGCCCTAGTTGTCAGGGCGCGCGAGGGCGAAACATCCAAGGTGGTTGGGTGCGCTGCAGCGAGTGCCAGGGGCGTTGGATCGTCCCTACCGCATTCGGACTGAAGGTCCTGCGCTTTATCCGAGCTAATCCCTTGGATGAAGAATGATTGTTGCTACTTCAGTTCTGGTAGGCGGACCGGAGGCTGGCGTCGTGATATGCCGACGCTATGCCCCGCTGGCTCCAATTCGCCCTTGGCCTCGTCACGCTGGTCGCGCTCGCCGTGGGCATCGTGCGTGCCATCGCGCGCCACCTGCCGAAGGGGATGGAGCGCGAGAGCTACGAGGCGCTCGTCCTGGTGCTGGCCGTCAGCTTCGTGGCGATCGTCGTGCGGGCCGCGCGGGGATACCGGTCCGAGCACCGGGACGAAGAAGCGTGATGACCTGCTGACCGGAGATCGTCTTAACGCTCGAGATTTTTGTCGTGGCGTGACGACTCAACCCTGGCTCGGCACCGTGCTATACGGGGCCGATGAAGAAGAGCTTCACCATACCGACAAAAGACTCGACCGCCTGCAGGAATTGGGTCGCGAGTACGTATCCGGGTGCGGTCGCACATATCGGCCCCAAGCCTGGCAACCGCGCGACCGTGAAGATCGGCGGCTCTACTGCTGGCACCACACTTAAGAACGTGCGGTTCCATGCCGAGCTTCACTGGCGCTAGGCCATGCCCCGCTGGCCCCAGATCCTGCTCGCGCTCGTCCTGTTCGTCGGCATCATGCTCGCCGTGCGGGCGGTGCTGTACGTGATCCTGCCCCCGTTCAACCGATGGATGGACCACGCCGTCGGAGCATCGACCTGGACCACCGTAGTGATCGCCCTCGCGATCATAGGCGGGGTCTACGGCTTCTGGCCACGCGACTCGACCGGCCGGATGAAGCCGCTCCTACCGCGCCGCCGCTCACTGCCGCAGCGGAGCAGCGCCGCCATTCGCGAGCGTCAGGAGCCGGTGCGTGAACAGCTCCGCGTTCTTGCTGCCTGGAGCCGACTTCGCCAGCGCCCGTAGATCCGGTACCGCCTGCGGATCGGTGAAGATCCGGGCGATGGCCGCATTGTTCATATCCCGGGATCGATCGCCGAGGGCGTTGGCAGCAGCCCTGCGGACGCCGACCAAGCCGCCAGCCGCTGCGCCGAACGGCCCTGCCGCCGTTCCACCCGCCACCGCACCGGTTACGGCATCCGAAATCGCCGCCGCCACCGGGGTCCCGTTCTTGAGACGCTCCTGGATCGCGGCGTTGAAGGCCGTGTCGCTGCCCTTGTTCGGGCGATAGCCGGTCGCCTCCAGGGTGGTGAGCAGCTTGTCGAGCGCCGACCACCGGATCTCGCCCTCCGGCAAGGCGCGCATCACGGCTTCGAGGTTGTGCCGCTGCTGGGCGTTGCCCCGGATCGCGGACGCGAAGCCCGCGCCACCGTACTGCGAGGCGAGCCCCTTGGTCTGCTGGGTCGCTTCGTTGAACACGGTCTCCAGGTAGGTCCGCGAAAGCTCGCGTGACTGCTGCGGGCGATTGGCCGCCAGCGCCTGCATGGCGGAGGCCACCTCGGCATGACTGCCGGGCGCCGGGTTCGGATTGAACAGCGTCCGCACGGCGTTGCCGACATCGGGTGACCGCGCGAGCTGGCCAAGCGGCGAGGCTTCGACCCGCGCGAGGCCCTCGCGAGCCAGCACCAAGTTGGAGAGACGATCGCGAACGCCCGGAAGCTGATCCAGGACGTCGGCATGCTTGCGCATCGCGGTGCGCATCGCCTCGGCAGAGAGGTTGCCCTCGGCGCCGGCGGCACGATCCATGATCTGGGTCGTCACATACCGTTCCAGGGCCTCGCGCGAGAGGGGCGCAGGCTGGGCGAGCAGATCGCGGGCGGCGGTCGCGCCCGTGAAGGTGCCGGGCACCTGTTCGGCCGGCATCCGGAACGGGCCGTCGCCGGCCGGCGTCTCGAACCGATCCGTGGCGCGCCCGAGCGGCGCGTTCGGACGGGTGTAGGGCTCGAGCGGCACGGAATGGCGCGCGAACACCTCGTCGGCTGCCGCCACCTCGGGCACGTCCTTGAGCCCGCGGTCGATGCCCTGGCGCGCGATCGTCAGGTCGCGAGCCTTCGTGCCATCTCCGATCTCGATGGCGGACCGCACGTCCTGGTCGAGCCGTTCGCGAGCGCGAAGATTGCCCGCCACGGTCATGTCGACCGCCCCGTCCGGGTTAGACCCCTCGAACAGGTTGCGGCGCGCGGCCTGGAGACCGGAGCGCACATCGCCCTTTGCCGTCTGCAGCAGGCCGTCGATCGAGGCGATGCCGGGCTGCGGGTTCACCTGCCCGAACCGTACATCCGGGATCTGCTCCTGGATCGTCGTCGACTTCACGAGGGGCGCGGGCGGCTCGCGCATAGCACCGACGACAGCCTCGAAGGCGTCGAGCGGATCGGCGTGCTGGCCGCGCACCAGCGACCCGATCACTCTGTCGCGGACGTCAGGGTGCAGCGTGCTCGCGTCGATCCCGACCTTGCCCAGGTCCTCGCGGAGGCGGCTGTTCGCCAGCGACACCGCCTGGCTGTAATCGTCGGCGAGCTGACCTGCCGTCGGCGCGCCGCCGGCGCCCCGGGTCGTGCCGAGCGGGTAGGAGGGGAAGCCGCGCTGCTCGTTCTGGAGCTTGCGCAGGAGCTCGGACGAGATGTCCCGCGCCATGCCGCCATCGGCGTCGGGCCGGAAGTACCCCTCCTCGATCAGCCGCTCGCGCCAGAAGTCGTCGATCCCCTTTCCGGTCGGGCGGGCGACGTTGCCCTGCCCTGGGATGTTGAACCGGTGCAGGTCGGTCGCGGCGACATCGCCATCAAGCCGGATGCCGCCGTTGCGCGCGATGAAGCGCGCGAGGCTCTCCGGCCCGGCTGCGGCGGCCTCGGCATCCGGACGCACGAAGGCTTCTAGCGGGCGCGGCGCCGCGTCGGTGAACTGCGGGCGCGAGTAGGCCTGCGGCGTCACGATGGGTTCGCCCGGACGCTCGACGGTGATCATTCGCTCAATGCCGGCGCGCTCCGGGGCGTTACGCGCGGCCTCGTACAGCGGGTCGCTCGCCGTCTTCCGCGTCGCCTCGAGGCCGCCGCGGATCCCGGAGAGCTCACCCTGGATCGTCTGGCCGGCCTGCTCGGGCGTCACCCGGGGACCGGTGGCCGAGCGCGCAGCCGAGAACGCCACCCCCTCCGGCGTCTGAGCCATGCCTGCGCGAGCGGCTTCCTGGATCTGAGGGCCGAGCGTCGACGGTGCCTCCGGCATCGGAGCGAGGCGCTCGAAGGCCTCGCGGCCCACGTTGTCGATTGCAGCCGGGCGTGCCGCGTAGAACTCATTCATGACGCGGCCGCCATCGCCGCCGGAATTGGCCACTACCCGCGCGAGTTGCGACGCGCGCACCGCGCGGCCGCCGGTCGCGGCGTTCAGCGCCTCGTCGAGCGACAGCGGCACGCCGCCGCCCGGAAGATCCCGAGCCTGCCGGATCAGATGCTGCGCGGCTTCCAGATCCTTCTCGTCGAGGCCTTCCAGCGCCTCGCGCACGACGCCCTGGCCGCGACCGCCACCGGTGACGACAGAGACCACCTTGCCGGCGAGACGGCCAGCGGCAGGACCAGCAGCGCCGAGACCGGCCCCAAGGCCGGCCGCAAACTTAATTGCATCGGCGTCACCATCGGATCGAACCGCGGCATCGGCGACACCAAGCGCGGCACCGGAGCCCGCTGATGCGATCATCCGCGCGGGAAGCGCCGCTCCCGACGCGCCGAACGCAGCGGGAGCTGCAGCGACTAGAGGAGCCGTCCCGAGCACGCCGCCGAGGATCTCACCGGCACCGCTCGCATAGGGATGCTCGGTCGCAGTCCGTTGCCCGAAGTCCTCGACCGCCTTCAGCTCGTCGCTGTACCGGCTGTCGTTCTTCAGCGCGCGGACGCCCGCCGCCACCCGGTTCAGACCGCCGAGCAGGTACGGCCCGACGACGGGCACGCCGTCGACCAGACCGCGGCCGATCGCGGCAGTGGCATCGCCGGGCAGGCCGGCAGCTGGGGCGTCGTCCTCGACGAGCGCTCCCGAGAACCGCGGGCCGGCCGGGGCCGGCGCCGCATCATCCTCGACGAGCGTGCCGCTGAAGCGGGGTCCGGCCATGGATCAGTTCTTCCGGTAGCGGCGGCCATCGGCGGGGTCGACGTACATCGCCCCCTTCGGCAGAGCATCGAAGTCGGCCTGGGTGCGCGGGGCAGCGAGGCCGCCGGGACCGTTCGCGCCGGTGGCGCCATCGGACCGCTGCGTCGCGGACGCCTGCGCGGCCGGGAACAGCGGGTTGGCCCCGGCATACTCCTCGAGCTTCTGGTCGAAGCCGGAATCCAAGCGGCCACCGTTGTTCGCCGCATAGTCCCGGGCCAACTTCGCCACCGCCTGCTGCCGCTGCGCGAGCGAGCGGGCGATCGCGATGAGTTCGAGGTTGCCGGCCTGGCTCTGGGCCAGGGTCGGCGCGGTCCGGCCGATATAGTCGCGGTCGGTGTTCGAGATGCCGGGGCCGAGCGAGCCGCCGAGACCGTCGAGCACGACCTTGTTGGAGAGGGCGTCGAACACCTCGGTCGGCTTGGTGTAGTTCGCGTCCTTCACACCCATGGCGACGAGGAACTGGTTCGCTCGCTTCACCGTCTCGGCACCCGTGCCGGAGTAGAAGTTCGGGCTGCGGGCGGCCTGCTCCATGAGGGCGAGGCTGTTGAGGGTGTTCCCGGCGTTCCGGCCCTTCGTGGCGAGGTCGACCTGATAGTCGCCGTACGCCTTGCCCACGGTCGCATCCTGCGCCTTCTCGGCACCCATGTTGATGGTGGTGCCGGTCGCGTTGATGGGGCTGATCTTGCCGTTGGCGTCCTTCTGGTAGGAACCGGCGGGCAGGCCGAGCGCTACCCGGTCGGCCTCTGGGACCGGGGTCACGGTCTTGTCGTCGTCCGCCTTCAGCGCGACCGTCGCCTGCCCGGTTCGGGCGTTCTGGTTCCAGATGTTCCCCTTGTCGTCGGTGTACTGCTTGTACAGCTCGGCCGGCGGCAGGACGCCCTTGAACAGCTCGTTCATGAAGGTCGAGTTGCCGCCGAGGGTCAGGGCCTGCTCCGGGCTGATGCCGGGGATCTTGCTCGTGACGTACTGCGCGTTGCCGGCGAGCTGGCGCTGCTCCTGCGTCTCCTTCCGGACCTTCAGGCCGAACTCGGCCCGGGCGAGATCGGAGGCGGCGCGCTTCCCCTCGTTGTCCTGGTAGGCCTTGAGCCCCGCCGCCGCGCCGCGGCCGAAGCCGGGCGTCGACATGAGGCCGATGCCGAGCGAGGTCAGCAGGTCGCCGCCCCCGTTCGCGTTGAGATTTCGCAGTCCGTCGCCGATGCGGTCGAGGAGCGACGGCTCCGCTGCGGGAGCGGCCGGCGCAGGCGCGGCAGGGGCGGCCGTGGAGCCGGTCGTCGCCGGTGCGGCGGGCGCCGGCAGGCTGCCAAAACTCAGCGGGCGGGCGGCCGCGGGCGCGGCCGGCGCATCATCTCCGCCGCGCGGGGCGGCCGGCGCGCCTACCGGAAGGGCGGGCGCGCGCGACCCGACGAGGCTGGGCAGCGGCGACCGCTCCGGCTCCGCGGCCACGGGCGCCGACATCTGCGGCGGCAGCGCGCCGAACATACGCAGCGGCGCGCGGGCGGGCGCCTCGGGCTCGACGGCCGGTACCGCGGCGGCGATCTGCGGCTGCATGGTCGGGGCGGTCGGAGGCACGAAGCCAGTGAAGCCGGGCGGGACGGCCGCCGGCACGTCATCGGCCGAGACGTCCATCTGCGGCCGCGTCTGCTGCATCAGCCGGGCGATGTCGGCCGGGGAGAGGGCGCCGAACGGCGCGAGACCTGCGGACACGACGCGCTCCTACTTGCCGATGAACTTCGAGGCGGTGCCGGCGATGGCCAGACCGCCACCGAGCAGCTGCTGGAGCACGCCCGGCTGCGGGATCTTCTGGACCGACGTGCCGCTCGAGGAGCCGCCGAGACCCGCGATCGGGTCGACGATGCCGGCGTAGAGGCCGAGTTGCTTCCAGGGCGAGGCCTGCTGGTCGGCGAACTGCTCCTGCGCGGCGTCGAGCTGGGCCTGGCGGTCCGCATCGAGGGCGGCGCCGACACCGGCCAGGGTCAGCCCGGGACGCTGGAGGTTGTCGATGTTCTGCCCGATCATGCCCAGGCCGGCCATCGCCGCGGCGCGGTCCGCCTGCGCCGCCGAAAGCTTCAGCGACGACGTCTGCATGGCGTTCTGGATGTTCTGGTTATCCAGGCTCGCCAGCGAGTTCGCGCCCGTCAGCGCGGTCGAGTTCGTGTCGTTGTAGAGGCCGGCTCCGGACAGCGCGAGGCCGGCGTTCACCTGCTCGGCGTTGTTGATCGACCCGTAGAGGCCCTGCTGGAGGCTGGTCCGGGCGTTGCGCGAGCTGTCGATCGCCGTGGCCGCCTGCATCTGCCGGGTGCGCTCGTTGTCGTAGTCCGTGTACCGCGCATGCGTGCCGATCGCGCCGAGGGAGTCGGCGATCGTCGCGGCATAGCGCCCCGAGCCGCTGCGGCCGGCCGCGCCCATGGACTGGGCGATCTTCGAGGCCGCCTCGCCCTGGCTCCGCCCGATCACCGCGTCGAGGTACGGGTTCGCGCCCCCGAGGAACTTGCCGTCGGCGGCGTCCTGCAGCGACTTCTCCGTCTGCGTCTGCCCGGACAGCCCGTTGAGCAGGCCGGTGTAGCCGTCGGTCGAGAGGTTATAGTCGCCCCGGGTGAGCGCCCGCGCCGTCGAGTAGGCGAGGTTGTTCGGGTCGGCCATCGTGTCGGCGAGCTGGCTCACCCGCGACGAATCGATCTTTCCGATGCTGTCGAGGCCCGAGAGCGCGGCCTGGATGCCGGAGGTTGTGCCGCCGTTCGACAGCAGCCCGGTCAGGAAGCTGTCGCCGGCCTTGGCCGCACCCTGGCCGGCGTTGGCGTTGCCGGCGATCATGTCCAGCGAGGCGAGCGAGGTGTCGCCCAGGCCAGCGTAGCGCGGGCCGGTGTAGACCTGCGAGCCGACGCCCGAGTTGTACGCCGCGGTCGCGCCGGCGAGCACGCCCTGGAGCGCGGGCTGTGCCGGCGCCCACGGGTCGTTGTTCTGCTGCTGGACCGTGGTCTGGGTCTTGGTGCCGCCGCCCATGTCAGGCCCCGATGCGCTTGGTGAAGTGGTGGCCGAGCTCGCAGGGCGCGGCGGTGTAATCCGGCAGCACGCGGGCCCAGCCGCGGCGGCCGACGAACTCGACGGTGGTGCAGCCGAGCCGGGCCGCGCCGCGCTCGACGGCGGCGATGACGGCGCCCCACGGGCCGGCCGCGCGGCCGCCGAGCGACAGCACCCAACAGGACAGGCGGCCGCCGCGGTGCTGGCGGACCTGCGTCACGCCCGCCGCTACGAACCGGTCGCCCTCGAAGATCCCGACGAGCTGAGCCTGCCCGGCAGCGCAGGCCGCCAGCAGCCCAGCCACGGTCAGGTCGCAGCGGGGCAGGGCGCAGGCGGCGCCCAGGCACGCCTCGACGCGCTCGGCGAGGTCAGGCGCGAGCGGCATCGACAGGGGCTGGAGGCGCATCAGGCCCGGCGCATCTCGAAGCGGAAGGTGCGGTCCGTGGCCGGGTTCAGATCGTGGCCGACGGTGAAGCTGCGGCGGTCGGCCGAGACGAGCCAGAGCTGCGCCTTCGACGCGGACTCCGTGATTGGCACCCAGCGCGGCAGGGCGCCCGGACCGCAGTTCTCGCAAGGCACGACGGTGCGCGAGACCCCGTTGGCGAGGGTGAAGGTGCTCGACGCGATCGCGTTGGTGGCGCCGCGCGCGAGGTCGTCGATCGCGCGGCTGAAGAGCGACAGGTCCTTCTCGTTCCGGCCGGGGACGTTCATCGGGCCCCCTCCGCCGTGGCGTCCGGCTCGATCGCCGAGACGTAGGACCAAGTCGTGCCAGCCGGGATCCGCACCCGGGCGCGGTGGTACCGGCCCGAGGCGCGCGCCGGCGCGAACCGCTCGACGGTCGGCGCGGCCTCGCTGAGCCAGCGGACGGCGGTCGAGGCGCCGAGGCTCTCGCGGACGCCCAGGGTCAGGCGCCAGTCGTCGGCATCTGTGTCGACACGGGCCGCCCGCACGAACGCCCGGTTCGGCCGCGCCAGCATGGCGTCGGGGGTCTGCACCACCGCCTCGAGCGGCGCCCCGTCGAGCACGGCGAGGCGGTTATCGGTCGTCATGACCGCGAGCAGCGTCGCGCCGCCCTGGTACATCGGGTCGTCGAGCGAGGGCTGGGCCGGGTCATCGATCGACCCCTCGATGCTGTCGACCGAGGTGTCCGGCGTCGCCGCCGACATGCCGAAGCGGATCGGGGTGTTGATGAACGACCAGCGGTCGAGCAGCCAGTCGTACAGGAGGGCCTCGCCCAGCAGGGACGGGTCCGAGGCGTCGGTGCCGGCGAGCCGGTAGGCGAACAGGATCCGCTCGCCGGTCGGGTCGCGGAACGCCACCGTCATGCCGACCCGCTCCGGATCGACGCGCCCCTGGAAGAACCGGTTCACCCGCTCGGCGCCGATCGGCTGCGAGGGGCCGCCGCCGATCACCAGGGCATAGAAGCCATCGCGGTCGAGGAAGAAGATGCGCGGCCCGACCTTGGCGATGCACCAGGGCGCCACCGCGCCGCGGTTCTCCTCGAGCACCGAGCAGTCGAACACGTTCCCGGAATCCGGGCTCAGCGTCATGCGCCGGATCGCCCGCTCCTGGAAGATCACGCCATACTCGCCGCCCGCGAAGCCGGTCACGGCGCCGCCGTCGGGGAGCTGCTGGTCGTCGCCCTCCTGGTCGAGCTGGCCGAGCGGCCACTGCTCGATGTTGCCGCTGTTCGACCAGCGCACCGACTGCGGGGTGTCCGGAAGGCCTGCCAGCACCAGGAAGTCGCCGACAACGCCCATGTGCCGGGCCCGGGGCGGGTTGCCGCCGAGGTCCGCGAACGGCTGCGTCCCGGCCTGGATGACGTCGATGGTGGCCTTCTGGACCGGGGTGCCGGCCGAGCAGGCGAGCAGCAGGGTGCCGTAGATCGCGAAGGACCAGTAGTCCCCCGGCGGCACGCTGTAGGAGGTGTTCGGGTTCGTCACCTCGTGCCACGCCTGATCCGTCGTCTTGTAGACGAACAGTCCCTTCGACGTGCCGGCGACGTAGATCGGGAAGTTGTAGGTCGGGGAGAACACCGCGATGGCGCCGCGGCACTCCGCCGGCAGGGCGAGCGACAGCGGTACCGGCGCCAGGACCGGGCCGTAGCCGTCCGAACGCGGCACCACGTTCGTGGCGACCGCCGAGACCGCAGCGTCGACCGAGGCCGTATCGGGCGCGAACGGCGCCAGCTTGATCGGATCGGGCACGGCTTAGTTCGGCGTGTCGCGGGCGGTGGCCTCGGCCTGATCCTCGGCCGCGCGGCGCGGGCGCCCGCCCGTCTTCTGGGAGTCGCCCTGGCCCATCAGCGCCTGGAGGAACGCCATGCCGTCGGCGAGCCACTTCTGGTTCCGGGCCTCGTCCTTCTGGAACCGGTAGGCCTCGGCCATGACGCCGTAGAGGTAGAGCTCCGGCGCCTTGGTCAGGAGCCAGTTCGTCGGCGCGGCGGCCGAGAGCGCCGGGATCTGCCGGTAATAGGTCAGGGTGACCTTGCCGGGCTGGAGCGAGCGGGTCTGAACCTGGTCGCCGAGCACGGTGAAGTACTGCGGGTCGCCGTTCGGCCGGAACCGGTGCCGGAACTCCGGGCTGTCCGGCTCGACGTAGCGCAGCATCTGCACGCGGGAGAGGTCGGCCGAAGACCACTGGAGCGCGATCCACTCCAGATAGTCGGCCGGGATCGCGTACCCGGGCGTGCCGTCGACCCCGAGCAGGCCGGCGGTGGCCATCATCTCCCGGGTGCGGAGCTGCCGGTTCAGCCACGCCTCCGTGACGCGCACGAAGTACGGCAGGAACTCGGTCAGGTCGGTGCGCGCGAGGTAGTTCTCGAACGCGGCCGACAGGCTCGGGTAGTCCGTGATCTCGCTGGCCATGAGCGCCTCAGAGGTAATAGGCCTGGACCTGGCCGGTGGAGGCGATGACGTTCGAGCGCCCGCGCAGCGCCCGCAGCTCGTCGTCGACGATCTGGGCCTGCATCTGCGCCATGGGCGCGCTGCGCAGGGCGTTCAGCGCGAGGTGCCACTTCGCCCGGGCCGCGATCAGCCCGGAGGCCTCGTCGGTCCAGGCGTTCGCCTCGTCGAGAGCCGGCGCCGGCAGGCGGACATGCGCCATGACCCGCACCGTCCAGACGTCGGACGGCATCGGCCACAGCCGGAGCGAGCGCTCGAAGTACGAGTAGGCGAACGGCTGGGACTGACTGGACGGCTGATCTGCCGCCTCAATCCCGGCCTCATCGACTCGCTGCAGGACGGTCGGGGTCGACCCATCGAGCATGACGACGCTGTCGATCGCCATCAGGTCCGGGATCGCGCCCGCATCACCGGACGCGTAGACGTCCGACCCGGGAATGGTCTGGAACGTCACGTACCCTTCGTTGAAGAAGAAGCGGTCCGGCTGGAAGAACCGGATCGCCCGGTCAACGGCCGTCGCGATCTGCGGGCCGAGGTCCGCGCGCTCGATGTCGTCCGCGATCTCCGCGTACAGATCGGCGAGCGTCGGCCGCCCGTCCTTGGTCGGCATCGGGCACCGTCTCCGTCTTCGAGGGCGACGGCGGGGGCTGGTCCGCCTCCGCCGCCAGGGCCGCCGCAGCGAGGTGCAGCAGCATCGAGCCGCGCATCAGGCGCGCGGCGCGGCGTAGGTGAACACGACCTCGGCCGAGCCCTGCGTCGCCGCTGCGCCGGTCTGGGCGTAGCCGATGTACGGCACCGTATCGGCGGGGAGGCGACCAAGGGCGGTGGCGGTGTCCGGACGCTTCACGCCGGCCGCACCGACGGCGGAGTCGCCCGTGGCGACAAGGTCATTGCCGCCCGGCGCGGAGCCGACGGTGAGGGCATTGGTGCCGCCGTTGAAGGCCTGCGTGACGGTGATGACCGTGGACAGGATCTGGGCGCCGGCCGGGAAGGCGGCCGTCATCGGGCGGCTGACGTCGTTGAACGTGACGGTGGTGCGGATCTCGCCGACCTGCCCGTGCAGGAGGGAGCGCACCGCCGGCTTGGTCGGGCTGGTGTTGGTGGCCATGTCAGGCCCCTCTCGAAGATGGACGCGCAGCCGGGCGGCTCACGCGCATGGGCAGAGGAGCCCGCAGCCGGTCAGGGCCGCGGGCGGGGTTCATGCGGGGAGGGAGGCCGATCAGCCGGCGTTGACGGCGTAGGTCGGGATGACGATCACGGCGAAGTCGACGCCGTTGTAGGTCGTCTTCTTGATGCCCCAGATCGCCCAGGCCGAGACCTCGAGCTCGCGCTTGTGGTCGTACAGCTCCTCGTTCCAGCGGAACTTCTCGGGGCCGCCGCCCTTGCCGAAGGCCGCCGTGACGGCCTGGGCACCGAGCAGAACCGCGCGGCGCACGTTCGGCAGGATGGTCTTGCCGTCGGGGGCGACGCCGAGGGTGACCTGCTGGGACTCGCGCAGAATGACGTTGTTGTAGACGCCGAGCGACCCGTCGAAGATCGGGTTCTTGGTAATCTCGCCGCCCTGCATCGCGGCCTTCTGGATGTCGAGCCACTGGCCCGCACCGGCGTTGATCCGCAGCTGGGTCACCTGGGTCGGGTGGATGTACATCACCCACATCTCGCCCATGCCGTCGATCTTGACCGGGCGCATCTTCGGCGCGCCGGCGGCACCACCCGTCTTGGCGATCTCCACGGCGGCGTCGATCTGCGCCAGGGTGAGGCCATCGCCCGCACCGAGGGCGCCGTCGTTGGCCTTGCCGTTCGGGCGGATCACCCGGGTGGCCGCGGTCACGACGTTGTTGCCGGTGAACTTCACGCCGCCGGAGCCGTCGACCTGCACCACGTTGGCGGGGGTGAAGCCGCAGGCGTGGTTGAAGAACGACACCGAGGTGCGGAGCTGGAACCAGTCGGACAGGCCGTCCTTGGCCTCGTCGCGCAGGTTGAACGGCACGCGCTGCTGGTCGATCGTGAACTTCGAGCGGATGCCGACGACGTTGCCGAGCTCGTCGATGGTGATCGCGTCGGACATGGTCGAGAGCTGCTCGCCGTTGCCCTCGGCGCGGTCGGACGAGGTGAAGCCGTTGCCGGCGAGCTGCATGCGCAGGCCGAACGTGACCTTGTCGCCGACACCCTTCTGGGTCTCGGTCTTGATCTGGATGACGGACTTGGCCGACTCGCCGAACAGCGGGGCGATATCGAGGGCCTTGGTGGCTTCGACGGAGAGGCTCTTCGACCAGAGCTTCGCCGCCAGCGCGTCGTTCAGCGCATAAGCGGTCACACCCATGACGGGGATCCTTGAAATCGGGGGGATGCGGGAAGGTTCGTGCCGCGCGTTACGTCGCGGGCAGACGAAAGCCGGGCCCCGGGTGACCGTTGGGGACGGTGGTCGGACGGGCACCGTGACGTGGCGCGGACGGAGGCTGTGACGCGGCCGTGCGGATCGCGTGACATGCGATCAGGCGGACGACAGGCTGACGTGCGGAAGCGCCCCGCTGGGAACAGCAGAGTGCGGCGCGTCGACCTGTCGGAAACTGGGGATGCTCGCAGACGGGGCCGGCTGGGCCCGCGCGTCTCGCGGCGGTAGTCCTTTGAGCGTGTTCGCCCGTCGGGTCAACAGTAAAGGTGCGGCGCGCGAGTGATCCCGCGCGCCGCGGAGCGATCAGGCCCCCATGAGCTGGCGGAGCTTCCGCCCGTTGGCCTTCTGGAAGGCGGAGAACTCCTCGTCGGACATGTTGGCCAGCATCTCGGCCGTCACCTCACCCGCGGGCGAACCGCCGGCGGCCGACAGCGACATGCCGGGCCCCTTCTGGCCCGCATCGACACGGGCCGCCTTCTCTGCCGCGGTCTCGGTCGGGGCGGCGGCGGGGGCGGCCTCCGCAGCCTTGGGGGTGAACCCGCGGCTCTTGGCCAGCGCGGCGATCAGAGCTGCCGGCGACTGCCCGCGCTGGCGAGCCGTCTGCGCGAGGTTGAACTCCTCCTCCCGCACGGTGTTGATGGCGTCCTCCTTCGACATGCCGACGAGCTCCAACTCGGCCACGCGGCCGGAGAACAGGTGCTGGTAGGCGTCCGAAAGGGTGGCGTCGGCGGCGACGGCGCGCTGAAGATCCTGGCGGTAGAAGCCGATCACGTCGTTCCGCTCGTCTGCGGCCCGGCGATCCTCCTCGGCCTTCTTCTGAGTCTCGGTGAGCTGGGTCTGGCCGGTGCGGATCGCCTCGATCTGCTGCTCCAGGTACTTCGCGTACCCGAAGATGTCCTCGTTCGGATCCGGCACCTTGGCGGGCTCGGCGGTGGCCGCCGGCTGGGCAGGGGCGGCCGGCTTCTGCATCGCCTCGGACAGGATGCGCAGGCGCTCGTCGCCGCGGGCGAACCTCTCCTGGAGGGCAGCGAGGTCGCGCTGGGCAGCCTTGCGGGCCTCACGCTCCTTATGGAACGCGCCATGCCGCACGAACCGGCCGCGGTTCTTCTCGGGATCGTCGGCATCCTCAGCATCCGGATCCACGACCTCGCCGGGCGCGGCAGCCTCACCGGCCGGGGCCGGGGCAGCGGTACCCTCGGGAGCGGCGGCGGGAGCGGGGGCGGTCGTCGAGCCGACCACCGGCTCCAGATCGGTCGCACCGCTGCGCATGGCATCCCACTGCGCCTGCTCCTCGGGAGAGAAGGCGTCGTCGGCGTCGATGGGGGCGGAGAAATCGCTGTCGATCATGTGGTCCAGATCCTCGTGACGTGATGGGACGGAAGGCCGGTCTGACGCGCCGGCCGGGCGGAAGGGGTCAGGTGCGCCAGGTCATCCCGTCGGCGCGGGGGCGCCGCGGTTCGGCGATCGGCTTGGGCGGGGCGGGCAGGCGGTCGACCTTGCCCTCGGCGAGCAGCTCGGAGACGGCCCGCGCCGAGCCATCGACCAGCAGCATCGGGGTGCCGACCTTCAGCCACACCTCGGCGGCGGGCGGGTCAGCCATCGCGACCGCGACCATCCCGACGTTGTCGGGCGCCACGAACACGGGTTCGCCCTCCGCCGACGGATCGCCGGTGAAGGTGCGCAGCTCAACGAGGCGCATGGGTTAGAAGCTCGGCTGAACCGGATAGAGCTGGGGCCCTGGCGCGGCGGCCGCGGGCAGGGCGTTGAACGGCGGCCGGTCCACGGGGATCGGCGTCGGGGCCGGGCCACCATGCTGATGCGGCGCGGCGGTGTTCCGACGCTCCTGCATCACCTGCGTGTGGCCGTGCGCGATCTCCAGCGTGCGCCCGACCGTGTCGACCTGGTCGTACTGGCTGAGCGAGCGCTGGTGCTGGGCCTGCGCGCGCTTCAGGTCGGCGCCGGCCGCGGTCTCCTCGATCTTCGTGAGGGCCTCCTGCAGGGCAATCTGCTGCCGCTGCTGGGCCTCCGGATCCTGCTGCTGGCTCGCGAGCAGCTCGCGCATCTTGGCTACGAAGCTGTCGGGGAACGGCGAGTAGGGCAGCACCTCGAGGAGCACCTGCGGGGTGATCATGTCGCGGACGATCGGGAGCACCGACACGAAGGTCTGCCAGACCACCTGCTGCTGGTTCGGCGAGGACGGGGCCTCGTCGATCACCACGTCGTAATCGCCTGCGGTCTTGTCGCGCAGCAGCGGGATCACCTGCTGGCCGGCCTGCCCGGTGATGCGCACGAGGCGCCCGTCCGAGAGGTAGGTCTGGATGAAATGCAGCCGCACCCGGCCGATGTGCTTCCGGGCCCGGCGCAGGGCGTTGAACATGGTGGCGAGGATGTTCATCGCCGCCTGCTTGCGCTGGTACTCCAGCACGCCGGCCTGCTGGTTCTGCTGCTGGCCGAGCAACTCCATGTTCACGCCGGAGGAATCCCGAATGGAGTTGATCGCGAACTCCATGAGCTGCCAGTGCCCGGCGGGCATCACGGGCAGCGGCTTCTCCTTGATCGCGCCGGTGCGCAGCGAGCCCGGGTTCACGAAGGTGACCGCGCCGGACTTGGCCGCGGTGCGCTCGAAAGCCGCCTGATCCTTCACGGCCGAGGTCTCGGCGAAGTAGCCGCCCTTCGCCTGCCGGTTCAGCATGTCGATGGTCTGCGACAGCCACTTGTTGGCGAAGCGCTGCGGATCGCGCATCGGTCGCACGATGCCGAACCAGGAGCCCCGGTTCTGGTCACGGTCGCCGGTCAGGAAGGCGTAGCTGAAGCGGTCGCCCGCCGGCGCATCGCCGACCGTGCCGAGGATGATGTTGCCGAGGAAGGCGCGGCGGTACTTCCGCGTCATCCGGTGAAAGACCTGCACCGGCATGCCGACCAGTTCGGCACGCTCCAGCAGCACCTTCGCCTTGGCCGGATCCATCTCGATCGGCTGCTGGCTCTGCGGGTCGATCACCACCGCGACCCGCACCCGCTCCCACCACTGGCACTCGACGATGGTGACGCGCTTCGTGCCGCCGGTCTGGTCGGTATCGCCGAGCCGGTCCGAGCGTCGCTCGCCGGGCTGGATCTGATGGTGCGGCTCGCCGCCGTCGCGATCCTCGGCCCAGGCCGCATCCAGGTCGGCCGGGTCGACGTCCGGGAACAGGCTCTCGGCCTCGGCACGGTCCATCGACTTCGCGCGCCAGACGCGGCGCGCATCCGAGAGGTTGCGCTTCGTGGCCGAGGCGTCCCAGAACATCTCCAGGGGGTTCACCCGGTCCTCGACGTAATCGCCGTCGGGGTTGGTCTCGTAATCGAGGCGCATCTCCACGACGCCGACGCCGCAGGTCACCGCATCGATGAAAGCGTCGCTCTCCTCGTCCTCGGCATCCGCCTCGTCGGCGAGGTAGCGGGACGCCTCGGTGAGCACCTCGTTCAGCGCCGCATCGCCGATCTGGCGAGGCAGGTACTGGATGTCCTGGCGGGTGCTCACCTCGGAGCCGGCAACGGCCCGGATCACCGGCAGGATGCGGTTGAAGGAGATCGGCGGCCGCCCCTGCTCGCGCAGCGCGGCCTCGTCCTGCGCCGACCACTGATGGCCGGCAACGAAGTCGAAGTCCTCGCGAGCCTCCGCGCGCCACTCCGAGGAGGCCTCGCGGTCCGCCCGGAACCACGTCCGCAGCTTCCGGAACAGCGCGGCCGCGTCGAGGTCGGCCTGATGGCGCGCCTGCTCCTCCGGCGACAGCGGAGCGTCGTCGGTATCGGTCATTGCGCCCATCCGGAGCCTTCGGTGGTCTCAGCGCGCTCGCGGCGGCGGCGCCGGTCGTAGCGGTCGTTCGGGGTCTCCGGCGGCGGGTCGTCCGGGCGGGGCTCGGCGATCGCGACGGCGAAGTAGCGGAAGGCGTCGGCCGCGTGGCTCGCCCAGTCGTGCAGCGGGTTCTTTGAGAAGGCCTGCGTGTCCGGGTCGACGTCGTACCGGTAATTCCGGAGCGCCTGGATGCCGTCGGCACAGCGCTCCTCGTCGAAGAAGCACCGGGCGAACACCTGCCGGGCCGCGTCGATGCCGGCGGCGACCGAGAGCTTCGGCGTGATCCGGACCTCGTGCCCGGCGGCCCACATCTGCTGCTCGATCGTGCGCTCCGAGGCGAGGAGCTCGTTCTGCGCATCGTGCGGGAGCCAGTGCTCCCCGTAGACGTACCCGCAGTCGGCGACCCGCTGCGCCAGCATCTCCAGGTAGTGGCCGAGGGCGAAGCCGCGGTTCTCGTAGAAGTCGATCAGCCGGAACTCGAAGCCGACGATCTGGGCGAACCAGATGCTCGTCTTGTCGGCCCGGCCCAGATCCCAGAACGTGTGCACCCGCTTGGACGGGTCGAAGGGGACCTTCCGGAACCGGCCCGCCCGCGTCGCGGCCAGGATCTCGTGGGTGTAGATCGCGCCGTCGAGGACCTGCTTGCAGTGGCCCTCCCAAACGGTCTCGTACCCGACCGGGTCCCGCGCCAGGAGGTCCTTCGCCTCCTGCTGCAGCTCCTCCGGAAACCACGGATTGTCGTACCAGTTGATGGTCGCGACTTCCGAGTTCGTCGGCGGGTGCGTGACGAACCGCTTATAGGTCTCGTCCTCTGCCAGCTCCGGGTTGAAGCTGATCCAGATCTCGGAGCCCGGCTTGCGGATCGTAGGGATGAGCGTGTCCCACGACGACTTCGACACCGTGCGGGCCTCCTCGACCCAGCAGATGTCGACGCCCTCGTAGGACTTGATCTTCGTGACGTTGTGCCGGAGCCCCTCGAACGAGAACTCGGTGCCGTTCGCCCCGATGATCCGGGTCTGCTGCACCTCGTAGAAGGCGCCCAGCCCGAGCTTGTCCGCCTGGTCCTTCAGCAGCGCGTGCACGCTGTCCGCGGTCGAATTCTGGAACTCGCGGGCGCAGAGGATGCGGAGCTTCTTCGGGGCTCCGAGGATCAGGAGCGCACGGGCGAAGGCCCAGGATTTCCCTCCGCCACGGCCGCCCTTCGCGATCTTGTACCGCTTCGGCCGGAACAGGAACGCCAGCTTGCGCGGGAACTCAGCTTGGTTTGCCGGGGCCGTCGATGAAGGTGACGGCGATGCCGCCGGCGAGGAGGGGCTGGCCATCCTTCCCGCTGACCTCGTTCTGGCGCTTGTTGGTGAAGGCGTCGCCACACTCCCGAGCAGCCTGCTCCAGGAGGTTCGCCGCCAAGCTCATGTTGCCCTGCGCCTCGGCCTTGTTGACCATTCGATCCAGGCGCCGGAGCCGCACCATCCGATGCGAGACGCCGATCGCGGCCTGATCTGCGAGGAAGCGCTCGCGTGTCGCGGCGAAAAGGGCCTTCAGCTCCTCCGAGAGCCGCTGACCCTGGACCTTGTTCGGGTCGTAGGCCTCGACCGCCTGGCGCGTTACGGCCACGGCGAACTCGTCCTTGACGGCCGACACCACCGCTGAAGGGGCGTCGAAGCACGCAAGCTGTTGGACGATGAAGGTTTTCACCTCATCCGGGAGCGTGGTCACGGCCGCGATTCCGTCAACGCCGGGTCAATCTCAGACGCGCCGGCCGCAAGTGCCGCACGCGCCGACGATGTCCGCCTCGCACACGATCGGGGGCCGGTTGGCCGCCTCGACCAACGCCGCGGTCTGGCCCGCCGCCGCACCGACGCCGTAACGGGCGACCACGCCGACGAACTCCTCGACGTCGTGGCCGCGCATCGTGAAGACCGGCCGGCCCGTCGCTTTCGAGAAACGCAGGGCGCCGAACGCGTCCTTCGCCTGCGCGCAGTGGTAGAGCTCGTGCTCGACGAGGGAGCAGAACGTGGCGTCGTCGGCCTGGTCCGCGAAGCCCGCGTCGAGGGTGATCATGAAGTCCGGGACGAGGCCGAACCACGCCTCGACCTGCTGGAAGAACCGGGCCCGCGCCCACTTCCCGCCCTGGATGGACGGGATCTCGGCCTGCCCGACGACACCGTTCCCGCCGCGCGCGTTCGGCACGGACGTCCACATGAAGCCGAGCGTCGCCTCCCGGAGGTGCGCGTGCTCCTCGTTCAGCAGCACCGCGTCCTCGCTTATGAAGGCGGCGCGGGCCCAGGTCTCCAGCTCCGGCGACGGCTCGAACGGCAGCGCTGTGAGCGCACCTTCCTGTCCGAGGAGGCGCTCCGGCGGGCGAGGGCGAGCCAGCATCAGCCCTTCCGCCGCTCGCAGAACGTCTTGTGCGTGCCGCCGGCCGGCAGGCTCAGATGCGTGGCCAGCAGCGTGCCGACCATCGGGCACTCGGTGACCAGCGCCACCGGCTGGGTGAGCACGTCGAGCGCGGTCTCGCGGGTGCAGGCCGGGCCCTCGACGCCGGCCGGGCAGGCGAGGGCGCCGGCCAGGAATCCGGACGAGGCGGCCTGGGCGGGGCGGTCGAACACCCACACCCAGGCCCAGCCGGCGACGAGCACCAGGAGGATGCCGGCGGCGTGCCGGAAGCCGACGATTCCGCGCATCAGTGCTTGGCCCGGGATGGCATGTCGCCGAAGAGGAGCATCAGGTGCTCGGCCGACACGCGCACATCGTCGGGGACGGCGCGGCGCGCGCCCACGACAACGGCCGGGCGCCGCGAGCGCAGGGCCGCCGCGGCGATGCCGGCGAGCAGGATGGCGGCGCAGAGGCGGGGCATCAGCGATGGCTCCTCACCGGGATGCCGAGCAGACGCTCTGCATCCTCACGCGACAGCTTTGCGATCGGGCCGGCCGGCGCGCCGAGGTCGGGGCCGGACGTCAGCTCGCGCTCGCCGCGGTGGACGATCGGCGCGGGCGTGGCCGGCTGACCGCGGAGCAGCCAGCGGAGGACGAGGCGCTTCAGCATGGCCGGGCGTTCCTCATGGCCATGGAGCGTCGGACCTCGAACTCGCCGGCCCGGGCCTCGTCGTACGGGGTCTCGGCCGGGAGCCGCACCGGCGCCGGGATCAGGCCCTGGCGACGGAGATGGTCGCCGTAGGCCTGGGCCGCCGGGTCACGCTGGAGGCGCTGCGCATGGCGAAGCGCCCGGTCCGCGTCGGCCGGGGTGAAGTCGGGGCGTGCGGTCACGCGATGCCGAGGCGCTTGTGCGAGATGCGGCGCCAGCCCTTGGTCGGGTGCAGGACCTCGATCGCGTCGGGCAGATAGCGGATGGCCGCGATGCGCTTCGGCGCGATCAGGTTCCACAGGGCATTGACCCGCGCGCGATGAGCGGCGGCCTGGACGTGCACGTTCATGTGGGTCTTTCGTCAGCCGATGATCGCGGCGTGGGCGCCCGGCTGCAGGACGTGCGTCTCGGTCCCGTTCCAGCGGAACAGGTACTCGATCGCGCCGCGATATTTCGGGTTGTCGGTCACGTACGCGACCGTGGAGACGGCCCAGCGGCCACCCTTCGGCGCCGGGATGCTCTCGGCGTTCAAGCCATCGGCGATAGCCTGGAGCGTCCGCTTGCGGCGGCGCTCCTGGTAAATCCGGCGGACGATGCGCGCCTGCTCCGGGACGACCCGGAGGCCGCCCTCCAGATCCTTCGTGTAGCCGTAGGGCGCCTGCCCCCCGGCGAAACCGCCCTTGCCGGCCTTGGCCACCCGGCCGCCGGCAGTTCGATCCCGGATCACGAAACGCTCGTTCTCCGCCATGCCGGCGAAGATCGCGAAGAAGGTCCGACCCATCGGGTTGGAGGTGTCGATCACCGATTCCGTCACCGAACGGAAGGCGACCTCGTGCTGCTCGGCGAGATCCGAGACCGTCGTCATCGCGTGGCGGATGTCGCGGGACAGCCGGTCGATCTTCGCCACCAGAAGCACGTCGAAGGCCTTGGCCGCGGCGAGATCCAGCGCCTGCCCGAAGGCGGGGCGATCGGCGGGCCGGGTCGCGCCTGAGACGCCCGGGTCGGTGAGGACCTCGATCAGCTCGTAGCCCTGGCTCTCGGCGAAGGAGCGGACCGCCTTCTCCTGCGCCTCAAGCCCGTGGCCGGTCGCGGCCTGCTCTTCCGTCGAGACCCGCAGGTACCCGAGCGCCCGGACGGCGCTGGCTGCCTTCGTCTCGGTCTGGATTTTATTCCGGGCCCGCTGGCGGCCCACACGGCGTGAGCCCGAAACCACCTGCAAGCCTCTGGTTTTGTTGATGTTTTAGTGTATAAACGGCCGATATTTCCAAGATCTCAGGAGACCTTGGAAATGGCCTCCAATCAGGCCGCCCGGCGCCGCCTCGCGACGGTGAAGGGCTTGCCCTTCTCGCTCCGTCCAGCGGTGCCGAAGGTGCGCTTCTCGACGGTGCCGATGAGGGGCCGAAGCTGGCGGATCAGCGACCGGATGCGCCGGCAGTGATGGTCGCGGGCTTCGAGGTCGACGTCCTGGCGCCCGGTCGCGCGCAGACGGCAGAGCGCGAGGCTCTCCTCCTCGATCGCGGTGACGATAGCGTGGGCGCTCATCGGGGACCGATCATGACATGGAACACCGCCCGCGTCTCACGGGGCAACGCCTAAGCTGTTGAGCGGGTTCGGTGAAGCTGGGCCCGGACATGCAAACGCCCGGCGGCTTTTCAGCCCCGGGCGTGCGTCTCGCGACGATCGGGTTTTGCCGGGTTTCGCCCGACGGGTCAAGAACGGGCGCGATGAACCCCCACCCCTGCGAGATTGAGGATCTCAGCAATTTGCTCCGGCGACTCCTGAACCGTCACGTACGTCATCGTTCCGACAGCAGCTGCAGTAAGGTTAATCCTCGTCCCATCCGCTCTGTCGGCGGTCAGCCGCTGACCATAGTAGGAAACGATCTGCTGCGGGTTAATCACAATCGGCTCGCCCGACTGGGTCGCTGTAAGCTCAATCAGCCCCACGTGTTCACCTCCGTTCCGACCCGCCCATGCTGCCCCACCAGACAGCCCGTGTCACGATCGCTGAACCAAACCGTTCACGGATAAAGGTCAAAGGCAATCGGTGAAGTGCTCGAGCTACCCTTCATCGCCCGGCCACTTTCGCAGCCGAAGAGATAATCCATAGACAGCAATCTTCCATCCTTTGCAGGAATAAACATCCATTTTCCTTCGGGATTTTTCTTTATCACTACTTGCAGATATGCCATAAATCTCTCCGTTCCGGGATGTATCACGTCATCAGATCCGCCAATTGCGAGATAGTTTCTAGTTCCGCCCTGAATTTTGCAGGGCTGATTGTCGGCCAATGGCAATATTGCGCCGTCTATTTTCTGAAATACAATATATGGGAATTTTGCAATAACGCTACCTGTATTTGACAGAAATACTTTTAGAATACAATGCGCTTCATCCTGGTCGGCCCATTGTGTTAAAGGATGGAATGTTGCCTCAAGAATGGCAGTTCCCGAACGGGAAAAAGCATCTTCTATATCGTAATGTTCCATTTCGAAGAAGCTTGCGCCCGAACGCTTAAAATAACTCTTCTGATTTTTTGCCTCCGAACGATGCGGCCGGCGCTCTGAGCGATCGATATATACTAATAAATATCCAGCGCCTGCAGTTCGGCTGGACTCGATAGCGGTCACGTTTACCGCCTCAAGCCGAGGTTGAACGAGCTGCCCGATTTCCGTGCGTGCTTCAGAAAGAAATCGTCGAATATCGGCTACTGGGTAAGCAGCCTGAGCTCGGTCGATGCGATCCGGGCCCTGGCGCGCATCAACACCGATAATCAGTAATCCGCCTGATGAATTGGCAAATCCGGACAGTGCCTGGGCGAATATTTGCCGATCTTTCGTCGAAAATTCCCCGTTTCGATCAATCTCTTTGCGTTTGAAATCGAGCTGAAGGGACTCTTGTGTCTCCTCAGCAATCAATCGATCAATCCCAGCTTCACCCTCTTCGATCAGCCGGTCGTAGAGCTCACGCATGGACGCCTCCTGACCCCATGCTGGCTCATGAACGTCTCCCTGTCACGGACCGCACGGATTGGGCCCACGCCAAGCTTTGTAGAACGCCTCGTCGCGCACCCAGGTCGCCTCAACGGTCACCGTGGAATCGGAGACGCGCTTCCAGAAGCGATGTGCCGCCGGCGACCGCGCGGCGAGCATCCGGTCGGCAGCAAATCGGTTGAGGCGCTCGTACCGGACGCGCGGTCGCTCAACCCGCCGCATCCCGAGCGGCGGATAGACCGCGAGGTGGCCGCTGCACACGCTGTCAGGCCTCCCCGCCGACCCGGCAGCGCGCCGCCACGATGTCCCGCACCCGTCCGCGACCGGCGACGGCCCGCTGGACCTCCGGCTTGGCCTGCGGGGCGTAGCGCGCCTCCTCGCTGCCCCAGTACTGGCCGTGGCCCTCGGGGACGGCCCGGCCGCGCGCATCGGTCTCCTCGCCGGTCTTCTGGCCCTGGAAGAAGCGCTCCTGCACGTTCGCCACGCCCTCGGCCGCGAAGTCCTCGTCGAGGTTCTCCATCAGGATCCGGAAATGCGCGGCGATCTGGCTGGTGCCGCGATCGCCGCCCTTGCCGCGGGCCTCGGCGAACTGCGCGAAGGTCTGCCGGCCGGTGAGCACCTCGTGGAGGAATCGAGCGCCAGGCACGCCGACCGCGCGGACGACCTTGTCCTTAAGCTTCGCCACCAGCCGGGCGTCGTCGATCGCGTAGATGACCGACAGCTCGTGCGCGATGGTCATGTCCTTCGAGCCGCGCACCCCGAAGTCCATGGAGCCGAGCCGGGCGCCGGAGGCGCGCTCGAAGATCGCCTGGACCTGGCGCCCGACCTCATACTGCGAGACCGTGAGCCGCCCGTGGGAGCGCTCCATCTCCAGCACGTCGACCCGGCGGTTGACCGCGGCGAGCGAACGACCGCCCGGGGTCCACGGATCGTCGACCGCGACGGCCGCCGTCTGGATCGGGCCGCGCTTGCCCCTGACCGGCTTCGAGAGGTCGGTGCGCGGGTCGAAGGCGCCGGCATGGTCGTACCGGTCGCCGCGCGGATCCCGACGCCGCTCCGGCCGAGCGAAGCGCTCGTGCGTGTGGTTTGCCGGCGAGCCGGCGAGGGTGATGGCCTTGGTCCTGGACGCTGCCACGGTGGTGCCCCTTGCGGCGGTCGACCTTCCGTCGATCCGTGACAGCCGATCTGCGTCCCGTTTTTGGACACACGCAAGCGTGATCTATGCCTGCGTCACTCCGGCTTGCCCGTGACCTTTGCGTTCCAGGCATCGGCGAGGCGGAGGCAGGCGCGCTTGCGCCGCCGGTCAAAGGTGCGCCGCTGGACGCCGACCTCGGCGCAGAAATCCGTGACGGTGCCCCCCGGGACCTCCCGTAGCAGCCGGAGCCGGCGGTGGCGTCGAATCCGACGCCGAGCCTTCGCGCGGGCCCAGGTGAGAAGGGCGATCCGCTCCGGGCTGCCGACGCCCAGCACCTCGGCGGAGAACACGATCCAGTCGAAGGTCGCCCGCATCTCCTGCGGGTCGTTCGGCTGGAGCCGGTTCGGCCGCACGCTGAAGATGCCCGAGCTGGTGAAGGCCATGAACGCCGCTACCAGCCACCGCTCCACGTCCGCGCACGTCATGGCCGGCGGGTCCGGGCCTTCGATCCTCAGCGGGTTCGCCATCAGCACCGGGTACGTGCTCTCCTCACGCGGCCGAGCGGCCGAACAGGTCAGCCGTCGGCGGATCCGCGCGGGCGGGCACGGCCGGCACCGCCGCCCGCGCCTCAACGATGGCGCGGCATCTGCCCTTGGCGCAGGACCACATGCCGTCGCTGCGATTCCGAAAGACGCCATAGCCGAACGAGGCGCCTAACACCCCGCAAGAGGCGCAGGTGTGCTCGCCCGGCGGCTCCCGCTGAGCCTCGGCCGCCTTCCGCGCGGCCTCGCGGTCGCGCAGCTCGGCCTTCCAGAGATCGGGGCGCCGGCTCACCGTGCGCCTCCCACCTGGCCCTGGCGCTGGTCGAGGCGGGCCATCAGCCGGCCGATGTCCGGGCCGTGGCCGGTCGCGCGGAGCCGGGCGATGTCCTCGTCCAGCTTCGCCCGCTGCGCCCGGGCGATCTCGGCCGGCGTCTCAGCGCGGTGCCGCGGAGGCTCGGCCTGCCGCATGCGCTGCAGGTGCGCTTCAGCCGCCTTCGCGACCTCCGCGCGCTGCTCCGCCGTCGGCACGTCGTAGATCTCGGCGTCGAGCACGCGCCGAATGTGCAGCAGTTGCATCCGGAGCGGAATCAGCCCTTCGCGCGCCTCGTCGGTGAACTCGGCCGGGGAGGGCCGCCAGCGCTTCGCCCACGGCCGCAGCGTCTTACCGTTCCGGAAGCGCTCGGCCGCCTCGTGAATCGCGGCCAAAGGGAGGTCCTTCAGCGCCGACACGTACTCCGCGACGAGCACTTCGTTCTCGTCGTCGCCGCGACCGCGGCCCTGCTCGAATCCCAGCAGCACCCGGGTCACGACCGTGTCGACGTGCCGAGGATTCGAGGCCGCCGTCAGCTCGGCCCTAAGCCGCTCGGCGACGTCGGAGAGCACTCGACGCTCGGCTGTCGTGGCCGCCCTGTCCCGCCGCACGCAGCAACGGGTCGGAAGGACGGGATGCGCCTCCAGCCTGCCATGGAGTGCCGAGATCCTCTCCTCGACCTGGGCCGGCGTCGGGGTCGTTCGCGTCGATGGCAGGCGGTTCGACATCGTAGGCTCCCATCTGAGATGCGGCGTGCTGGCGGATGAGGCGGGCGGCGAGACCCGTAGGCGCTGGCTGGGCAGGGCGGCCGCGGTCCGGGCGCCGACCCATCGCTTCGCGGCGGGCCTGGAGGCGCCGGTCGACCCAGCTCGTGAAGTCGGCCAGCTCGCGGCCGTCGGCGTCCTCGATCAGGCCGAGCACCACCACCGCCTCGTCCTGGGCGATCGCCAGCCAGTGGCCGATCAGGGCCAGGGCGGACCGCTGGGACCGACCAGTGTTCGCGCAGATCAGCGCGGCACCCCGGGTCAGCAGATCCCGGCGGAAGGCTCGGGCCTGCTCGGCCGCGCCTGCGCCAGCTTGCCCGACATCGTCGGCCGACCCGTCAGGGTCGGAACCGGGGGTCGGGGAGGGGTTAAGGGGTGGGGGTGGAGGTGCAGGAGGAGGGGGTGGACCATCCGGGGAGGGGACGGGGGGTAACGCGTTACCGCCGTTACCAGCGTTACGGTGCGTTTCACGGTGCTTGCGCACCCGAGCTGCGGTCTGGGCTCGACGCTTCTCGGTCTTCGCATCGACCTCGGCAGCCGCAGCCTTCTCGTCTGCCTCAATCACCGCGAGCAGCATCTCGGCCGACGCTCCGGCCGCCACGAGCGCGCGAAGGGCTTCTGAACGGATCGCCATCGCCTACTCCGCGGCCATGAGGAGGGGATCGGCGCCGGCTTCGTCGGTGAAGTCCTCCCAGGAAATGCGGCTGAGCTGCGTCGGGCCGCGATGAGAGAGGTCCCAGACGAACCACGCGAAGGCCATGTTCGAGGAGGCCTTCGGGCCAACCCAGCCGTCGCGGTGCATCATCGGCAGGCGCTTGCGGAAGCAATGCACCCGGGCCAGCGTGCCGGTGTCGAGGATGGAGCCGCGTGAGATGCTCTCGTAGAACGAGAACCGCAGCAGCATCATCACGCGCGGGCAGAGCCGCACGGCCTGCTCCACGAAGGCGCGAGCGTCCTTGTAGGGCGGGTTCGTGACGATGCAGTCGATGCCGTCAGGGGCCGCGTCGACCTTCAGAAAGTCGACGTCCGAGACCTGCCCCTTCCAGCCATAGTCGACGAGGTCGGTGGCCAGCACGTCGTGCCCGGCCGCATACAGCTCGCGCACGATGGCGCCGGGCCCACAGGCAGGCTCCCAGATCCGTTGTGGGAGCCATTCGGTCCCGATCAGAGCCCGCACGGCGACGGCCGGCGTCTCGTACAGGTCGTTCCCCCGCTCCGCGAGCGCGTGCGCCTTGTTCTCGCGATGGGTCACAGCGCGGATCTCCGCAGGCGCGAGGAATCGGCGCTGCCGCGCACGACGAGGGAGATGCTGCCGGAGAGCGCGCGGCCCGCGAGGACGGGGAGGTGCCATGTCATGCCACCGCCTCCAGCGGAGGGCGTACGGGGGCGATCGGCTCGAGGGCAGCGCCATCGGACAGGCCGCGCACCGTGGCAGCGACCTCGTCGTGCTCGGCGTGCCACTCGAGCAGCACGCGGACGGCATCCCGGTCGTTGTCGACGACGCCGTGCCGCTGGAGCAGGTCGGACACCGCCTTGGCGGCGTTGTCGATGTCCATGCGGGCCGTGCGCGGGACGGCCAGCAGGAGGACGTACGGCCCGGGGACGCGACCGGGACGCTGCGCCTGGAGGCGCCAACCGGCGCCATCAATCCACGACTTGTAGGCGTCCGACTTCACCGGGCCGCGCTCCTTCGTGTGCCGGTAAATCCGGTTCACCGAGGGCGGAACCGGCAGGAGCACGGTCACGGAATCGACCACGCGGCGCCCAGGCGGCGCGAACACGGGGCCGTGGGAGGCTGGCGGCTGGCGCATGGTCAGCCCTGCCGAGCCGGCGGCCAAGCCTCGGGGGCGAACGTCCGCGCGAGCGACGTGTCGGCCCAGAGGGGCGGCGCCTGATAGTCGGGGTGCGGGCGCGCGTGCTCGATGACGATGCGCAGCACCGCGGCCGGATCGTCGACCGGTAGGCGAAGCCGCTCACCGAGAACCAGGGTCCGCTTGATGCCCTCCATCGTCTGCCGCAACAGCGACGGAGCAGCGCCGCGCGTGATCTCGGCCAGGCCGTCGATGGTGTCGTCGTCGAAGTCGAACGGCAGCCCGTACCGCTTGAGGATCGCCCAGCGCTCATCATCACCGGGCAGGGCGACGTCGATCTGCAGGCCGAACCGGCGCCAGAGCGCCTTGTCGAGCTTGTCGTGCCGGTTGGTTGCAGCGATCAGGCGGCCGCCGAACGCCTCGATCTTCTGGAGCAGCGTGGTCAGCGCCGCATTCATCTCACGAGCGCAGGCCTGATCGTCGTTGCTGCGCTCCGAACCGATCGCGTCAATTTCGTCCATCAGGACGACGCACGGCGCACCGACCTTCGCCAGACCATCGAACAGCTCGGCGACCTTCCGCCCCGTGCCACCGAGCGACGATTCCACGAGCTGCTCGGCCTGGACGATCACCAGCGGCACGCCGAGGCGGGCGGCGAGGTGATGGGCGAGCGTCGTCTTTCCGCAGCCGGGCGGTCCGTAGAGCAGGGCGGTGCTGCGCGGCTTCACTCCGACCGCCGCGAGATCGGCTGCCGCGTGGATCTCGGCGAGCCATCCGAGAATGGCCGCGCGCACGCCGGGCCCCAGGATCGGCTCCTCGGCATCCTTCGATTCCCGGACATCGACCATGGCGCCGAGCTGCGTGCGCAGCCGTTGAGCCGCGCTCGCCTCCTCGGCGGCCGCCTTCCCGCGCGTGAGGCGGGTGGGCTGCATCTCCCGAACCGGTCTCACGACGCAGCCCCTTCACCAGCCTCGTCAGCTGCGGGCTTCTTCTTCCGGCGGAAGGCGTCGGGGATCTCCATCCCGTCTGATCCCTTGCGCAGGCACCAGCCCTCATCCCAGGCAGCGCGGCGGGGATCGCCGGCGACGTAGGGGTTCGAGAAGACGCGCTCGCCAGCGGCGGCCGCGGAGGAGCCCTCCTCGCGGGCGGTGGCCAGCGCCTCTTCGCTCATGGCGCCGGCGGGCGGCGCAGAAGGAGCCATGGCGGCTGTCTCCGCGTCGTCCTCGAGGTGCATGGCATCCTCGGTCGCTGCCGCGTGCCCTTCGGGATCCGCGATGGGGTCGAACAGGCGTCGAGCCGCATCACCGAGCGGGGTGCCGTCGAGCATGCCGAGGCTGGCGAGGTAGACATCCGCCAGCGCCGCGGTCTCTTCGCGCGCTTCGCGCTCCTCCATGGTCTCGCGCATGCGCGCGATGACGACGGCGAGCGCCTTCTTGTCGAAGCCACGAGCGGCGGCTTCGTTCTTGACCTCTTTGATGTCGCCCGCGAGCGCTTTCCGCTCGTCCTCAATACGGACGATCCGCTCTGCATAGGAACGAAGCTCGGCGACAGTATCGACGTTGGGCCGAGCTTGATCTTCGGCCTTCCTACCTTTACCCATCACATCCTCCAGGAAGACTTCGACTGACCGCCCGGCACCCGCTCCCACAGCAGGCCGGGCGGTTCTCGTTTCAGGGGTGCGGGCGGTTGCCCGGCAGGCGCGGGTCGTGGCCGGCGTGACGGGGCACGCGCGGCTCCTCGACGACGGGCAAGCGGTCGCCGAGCGGCGCGTGGAACTGCTGCTGCGCGGGCGCCGGCGTGATCGACACCAGGGCGTGCGCCATCGCCTCGGCCCAGCCCAGAAGGGCGATCAGGCCCTTGCGGATGATCGCGTTCACGGCCGTCTCGGGGACGTGCTTCTCGACGCCCTCGCGCAGGGTCGCGAAGTGCGTCGGCAGGGCGGTGACGAAGGCGCCGTCGGACATGGTCAGGCCGCCGCCAGCCGCTCACGGAGCAGGTAGCCTTCCAGCTCCCAGATGCGCTCGCGAGCGTTCCGGTGCGCGATCTGCTCGCCAATCGCCGGATCGAAGTTCTCGGGCGACGCCGCGGCGCTGGTGCCGGTGACGATGAAGCCGTTGCGCAGGGTGAGCGCGCAGACCGTCAGCGTCGTGCCCGGAAACACGTGGTAGGCTGCGCTGACGATGCGGCTGTCGATGTGATCGGGCGTCAGGCGGGGTGCGTTCAGCCCCTTCGCCTGCAGCTCGGCTTCCAGCTTGGTCTCGTCGCTCGACATGGTCGGCTCCTTCTGTGCGGCGGGAGGGGAGGTCAGGCGGCGTCGGCCGGGAGGACCATCCAGTCCTCGGCGAGCATGTCCGTCTGGGAGGCGAGCCATCCCATGAGGATCTCGCCGGTGGCGGTCTTCATGGTGATGGCGGGGAGGACGGTCGCGGTGCCGCCGCTGCGGCGCGCGAAGTGGGCGTTGTTTGCCGACCAGAAGCGCTCGGCGACGACCTCGAGCCCACGGGGCGGCCCACTAAGCGAGAGCCACATGCCCTTGCCGTTCCAGCCAGCCCGGCAGACGCGCTCGCCGGCCTTCAGCGCACGGAGGGCATCGCCGAACGACATTGCCGCCGGGTCGCGGTCCTCGGCCGGCACGTAGGTCGCTTCGAAGACATCGGGCTTGCACGGATAGAAGCCGGCGCCGTTCATCTCGGTGATGATCCAGTCGCCCGGCTGAACCCCGACGAAGCCCTGGCGACCCTCAATGCAGAAGCCGGTGCCGAAGCCGGCCTTGACCGCAGGATGGTCGCCGATCTTGTTGAACTGCACCGCCTCGACCGTGACGGGGCGCTTCGTAAACCGGCCCATACTCACTCCTCCTCACCCGCGGCCCGCCACAGCGGCAGGTCCGTCAGATCACCCGCACCCGGCAGGCCCGGCACACGCGGGCGAGCATCCGGACGGACCAGTGCCGGTGAGGTCGACCGTCCTGGACGGCGCGGAGCTGCGCCCGCAGCCGGCGCGCCTCCAGGCGTGCGCGCAGCAGCCGGACGATCGGCGCGAAGAGCCGCATGGAGATCCTCCCGGAGCAGAGCGTTGGTGGCTTCTGCGGCGTCGGCCGCGGCCTCGATGTTCGTGCAGAGCCGCTCGTAGGCGGTCCGAATGTTGTGCAGGACGTGCCCGTCGAGGCCGGTGTCCTGTCGGCCCATGAACTTGCGGACCCAGGAGCCCGAGGCCCCGATCCGGCGCCCGACCGCGTCGTAGGCGGCCATCTTCGAACCCATGCTCGACTGGGCGAGGCGGACGAGCGCCGACAGCTTCGGCAAGGTCTCGTCCCGAGCTTGAGATGCGGTCAGCATTGCTCGGTTCCGGTCAGTCTTTGTCCCCACAGCGCCATTCCTTCGCGACATCTTGCGGATGTCGAACAGGAGCGCAGCGAATGCGGGAGGTTGACGGAGTACGCACGACACACAGCGCGACCGGCAGCTTGCAGGCGGAGACGGGCGCGCAGGAGAGGGGACGACCCGGCCGAGGGTCCGAGATTGCGATGGTCTCGGCCGGGTCGCTCGCTGGCGGGAGGCGTGAGCCTGCGACCGCTGCGATGGGGGGAAGCTGTGCACAGCCGCGCGACAGCCAGTAAAGACGTCGGCACGGCCGAGGCGTTACAGTTTTCGCGGACGAGAACGGCAGACCCGGCGATGTGCTTGAGCACCGACATTTCAGGCGCGCCTCTTCAGACGCGCCATGCCACGGCTCACGCGCTCCCGAAGCGAGGCGGTGTTGTCCTGCCCGACAACGACAACCTCCGCGGGGCTGGGCGACCGGGCGGCAGCGACAGGCTCGATCGGAACGAAGCTGACGCCGTGGTCCATGGCATCGGCCATGCGCACCAGGTCGGCGAACCGGTCTCGGTACGGGAGCAGCGCGAGAAGCTCGGCGTCCTGAGCTTCGGCCTGGAGGTGCTGCGCGGCGCGCTCCAGGTCGAGGGCCTGCTGCGCCATCTCGGCCGGCGCGCCGGTGTCCGGATGCTCGCCGCGCTCGACCTCGATGGAGAGACGCGACGCCAGGATCGCGAACGCGCCCGCAGCGCGGCGGCAGGCGCAGCCAAGCGCCAGTAGGGTCTTCGCGTCGGTCACGGTGGGCTCCAGGCAGGAGACCGCCACCGAGGCTGCAGCCTCGACGCTGGCGACGGCAGGGGCACGCGGCGAAAGGCGAGGGGCGGCGCTCACCGGAGCGCTCCGCCGCAGACGATCAGCCCGGCGCCGACCACGAGGCCGACGTGGCTCGCGCGGCGGACCAGAGCGTCAGACGGACCACCCGAGATCAGAGCGCGCCCAGCGGTGCAGCTCAGGACGGACCACGCGCCGAGGAAGAGGCATGCCGTACCCATCAGCGCGCGCTCGACTGAGGGGCTACAGGCCCGCGGACAGGGCAGGCATTCGAGGGGCCGGTCACCCGCAGCGTCGCGCCCTTGAAGGCGCCCGAGCAGACGACACCCTGCACGCACGCGCCGTTGACGCCGCGGGCCGTGAAGCTGGTTCGGAAGCTGTCGCTCTCTGCGCAGCCGAACGGCGTGTAGCCGCCGATCGCGATGTCGGTGAACCCGTAGAGCTCGACCGTCTGACGCGCGACGTCGCTGTCGGAGCAGCCGGCGAGAGTGAGCGTCGCGGCGAGGAGGAGGGCGCGGCGCATCACGCGGCGGCTCCCTCGACGGAGGATGCCGCGTCTGACGGATCAGCAGGCGCCGGGTCGTTGGCGAAATCGAGCGCACGAACCGCACCTTCGGTCACGCGCTCAATCAGGATCAGCTTGTCGAGGCTCGGCTTGCGCCGGCCGTTCACATATCGCGTCACCGCAGCCTGGGTCGCGCCGATCATGGCGGCGAACTCGGTGTGGGTGAGCTCGTGCTGGCGAAGGTAGTCGGTGAGCCTCATACCAACCAACATACCGTTACGGTATATCAGCGACAAGCCCCCTTATACCATTTTGTCCTTAGACGAGGTGGACGGCGCGAAATATCACTTTGGTATGAGCGCGTTGAAGCAATTTCGGGAGAGGGCGCGGCTGACCCAGCAGGAGCTGGCGGATGCGGCGAGCACCTCGCAACCGCAGATCCGCCGGCTCGAAGCGGGTGAGCGGAAGCTCACGAAGGAATGGGCCGAGCGACTTGCCCCCGCTCTCGGCATCAGCGCGGAGACCCTGCTCTTCCCGCCCGCGAACCTGAATGAGCCGGAAGGCGAGGACGGGCCTGGCTGGACGATCGATGGGGAAGCCGGCCTGGACGTGCCGGGCGAAGTCGCGGCCGGCCGGTTCCTCACCGTCGATACCGCGGTCGATGAGACGATCTATGAGCGCGCGCCGGTGGTGCCGGACTCGCGCTACCCGCGGAAGGCGCAATACGGCCTCGTCGTGCGTGGCACCTCGATCAATCAGATAGCGATCGACGGCGACATCCTGCACTGCGTCGATATCGGGATCAGCGGGCACCAGCCGCAGAACGGCGACCTCGTGATCGTCGAGCAGATCCAGTTCGGCGGTCATCTGCGTGAACGCACCGCCAAGGTCTACCGTGTGGCCGAAGGTGGCTCCGTCGAGCTGCACCCAGACAGCGACGATCCACGGTGGCAGGAGCCGATCCACGTTCCTCGGCGTGAGCTGGAGTGGAAGCCCCGCGAGGATCTCCAGGTCGCGGTCCGAGCCTTCGTCATTGGCACATATCGGCCGATGCAGAAGCTCCTCCGGCGCTGAGGTCAGAACGGAAGGTTGTCCGCCAACCCAGGCGGCAGCCGGCCGAAGGTGGCGAGCGTGGTCGGCTCCGATCCATCGTCATATTCTGGATCCACGATCGTACGCGTGAAGGCGGCCGCCCCGATTGCCCGGCCGGTCTGGACCTTGTGCTCGGCGGTGCGGCAGGCGTCCTCAGGATCCCTGCAGCTCACGAGATTTCCCGCCACCAGCTTGCCCTTCACCAGCACGAAGAGCTGCACGTTGTGAGCGACGATGGGTTTGAGGGCCATGTTGTGCTCTCCCCTGTTGAACTGGATCGGTCGATCAAAACGGAAGGATATCTTTCGCTTCCGGTGGGACATCGCCAAAAGCAGCAATGGTGATCGGGCTGTCCTGAACTCCAAACTCTCCTGATGAGCGTCGTGAAAACGCCGCTGCTCCTGTCGACTCACCCCTTGCAACGCAACGCTCTGCCAATCGCCGAGCCTCGTCTGCTGTCCTGCACTCGGTGAGACGCCCGCGAGACCACTGCCCCGGACCGGCATCCTGAAAGCGTTGGACGGCGAACTGAACGCTTTGGCCCATGGCCACTCCTCTGCACGACCACAACCAGAGGGTGACACGGGACAGGAACGAAAGGCGAACAGAAAATACCGCGCCGGTTTGAGCCTGTGGACGGATGTGGATATCCGCCACGTTTGCGCTGCTGGTCAGCGGTGCTTCCGGATCCGCCGCACGCAAAATATGCCGAACTGGTATTGACTGAACATACCAGAACGGTATCATCTGCCCATCGCCGCTCACCGAGCCGATGGAGCCCCAGATGCTCACCGCCTACCTCGACAGTCTCCAGCACGCCTCGGCCACCACTGCGGTCGCGCACTGCCTGTTGGCATCGCTGACCATCGGCTTCGGCCCGTTCGTGCCGGGCTTCATCATCCAGCACGTGGCCGCCGTCCGGGGCGCCCGCTGACCATGGCGACCCACTCCGCCAAGGCGCGCGCCGCCAGCCTCGCCCGCTTCGCCGCCCGCTGCGACGCCGGCAAGGCGAGCCTCCGGGATCCCCGTTTCCGCCCGAGCCAGAGCCCGGCCCTCAACGCGGCGATCGCCGACGTCGAGGACCACGCCCGCCGCTGGGTCGCCGCCCGCGTCGAGACCAACCGCGAGCTGGGCCGCACCGAGGCGCCGGCCCGCGACACCCGCCTCGACCTGTACCTCGCGCCGGCCGCTGTCCGGTCGCCGACCGGAGCCCTGCTGTGAACGCCCAGCATCCCATTCGCGCCGCCTTCGGCCACCTGCCGAAGGTCGCCCCGCACCTCGTCGAGAGCGTCGCCGCGGATCAGCCCCTCGTCCGTCTGGCGCCGGGCTTTGAGGTCGACGCCGTCGCCACGTTCGAGCGCAATCACGCCATCGGCGAACTCGGCGCCAGCTTGTCCGGCCTCGACGGCATGCTGGAGGGGCTCGGCATGTTGGCTTGGCACGTCGAGCGCGCCACCGGGCGCGGCGCGGGCCAGGACTACGACCTCAGGAAGCTGGAGGCGATCAGCACTCGCCTCGCCGAGATCCACCAGAAGGTGGAGATCTCGGCCGGCCGGCTGACCTCGAAGCTGGCGGGTGCGCGATGAGCTGCGCCGTTCGCTCCGCTCCGGACCACCAGGCGTTCATCGCCTTGGTCGACCGCTACGCCGCCGAGTTCGGTCTCCCAACCTACAGCGAGATCGCCCAGGCGCTCCCGCGGCACGTCGCGGCTCACGAGATGGCCGAGCGCAACAGCGCCGACCTCTACGCCGCCCTGCGCACCCTCGAGGGCCAGGTCGGCGAGCTGCAGGTCCTCCTCGCCCGGACCGGCTTGGACCAGCCGCGCGCGGTCGTCGAACTCATCCTGGAGGAGGCGCTGGAGAAGGCCACGGCTGCCAGCATGGCCGCCGGCGTTGCGCTCTTCACCGCCGAGACCCGCGTCGACCTCGACGGGCGCGACGATGTCACGGTGCTCGCCGATGCGCGCACCCGGCTCCGGGCCGCCGGGAGGCGCGCGTGAGGCCGGCCCGCACCTCCGACGCGGCGTTCATCCGGCTCGACCGGCGGCCGCCGTCCCGCCCGCGCTTCGCTGCCACCGGCCCGCGCCCGCGCGGCGTGCCGAGCACCGTGGAGCTGTCCGAGCGCCAGACGGTCGCCGGCGTCATCCGCGAGGCTCGCCAGCGGGCCGGCCTGCCGCAGGCCGAGATCGCGCACCTGCTCGGCGCCTCCCAGACCGCCCTCAGCGCCTGGGAACGCGGCGACGAGCCCGTGCCGTTCGCCCGCCGCGCCCAGCTCGCCGACCTCTACGGCTTCGATCTCAGCCTCATCGCCGGCCTCGACGCCGAGAGCGTCGCGCTGACCGACGACGAGCGCTCCCTCCTCACCGCCTTCCGCCACATGCCCGCGGCCGACCGCCGGGCCCTCCTGGAGCTTGCCCGCCCGTGAGCATCGTCAGCTATCTCGACCTCGCCCTGGCGCTGCCGGCCGCCCTGGCGCTCGCCGCCCCGGAGCCGCGCGCGGCGGCCGCGCCCGAGGACATGCGCCTCACGCCCGCCGAGGCGGCCGAGCTGCTCCCGCGCGCTGGCATGGTCCACGTCCAGGTCGGACACGTCCGCGCCCGCTGGGAGCGCGGCGACCTCATCGCGGCGCTTCGGGCCGGCCGTGAGCGGCACCTCACGCTCGCCGCCCGCTCCGCCGGCTTCGGCCTCTCCTTCGTCCGCGACAGCGGGGAATCCGTCCTCGTCCAGACCGAGGACGAGAAGGTCCGCGACTGGCTGGAGCGCCAGGCCAAGCGGGCAGGGGAGTGACGGCGATGGCGCTGGACCTCGAACCCTACTGGCTCGTCCACGGCACCGGGCCGACGAACTACGCGCACCCGACCAAGGCTAGCGCCATCCGCGAGGCCGAGCGCCTCGCCCGCGAGAACCCGGGGCAGGCCTTCGTCGTGCTGGAGGCCGTCGAGGCCATCCGCCTCGTCGAGTTCGAGCGCCTCACCTTCGGCGAGCCGTCCGAGGTCTCGCCCGGACCGGTGCCGGGCAGCCGCGCTCGTCGCTTCGACGACATCCCCTTCTGAGGAGAGACCCGTGTCAGCAGCACGCCAAGAGATCGCCGTCGCGGAAACCACCCAGGTGCCGGCCGCCCAGCCGGCCGAGGGCGCCGCCGTCCTGTCCATCATCGAGCGGATGGCCCGGGACCCGAACATCGACCCGGACCGCGTCGAGCGGTTCCTCGTCATGGCGCGAGAGGATCGGGCTGAGCGCGCGCGCATCGCCTTCAACGCCGCGATGTCCGCCTGTCAGGCAGAGTTGCCGCGCGTCCTGCGCGACGCCCGCAACTCGCATTCCGGGGCCTCCTATGCCCGCCTGGAGAGCATCGCCAAGGCAACAGCGCCGATCATCGCCCGGCACGGCTTCTCGCTGTCGTTCGACACCGAGCCGTCGCCGATCCAGGGCAACCTCCGGGTCACCTGCACCTGTGCCCACGAGGCAGGGCACGAGCGCGCCTATCACCTCGACCTCCCGCCCGACACCGCCGGCGCCCAGGGCAAGGCCAACAAGACCCCCATCCAGGGGATCGGCTCCACGATCACCTATGCCCGGCGCTACCTCGTCCTGCAGGTGTTCAACATCGCGCTGACGAACGACCCGCACGACACGGACGGGGCGCCGGCCAGCGGCAACGACGACGTCATCAGCGACGAGCAGGCGGAGCAGATCCGCAAGCAGCTCACCGAGCACAAGATCCCGCCGGACCGGCTGCTGCGCTTCTTCGGCGTCGAGAGCGTGCCGGACCTGCCGGCCAATCGGTTCGACGAGGTCCTCGCCTCCATCAAGACCACCGTGGCCAACCGCGCCCGCCAGCAGGAGGGCCGCTGACATGGCCGATATGCGGCTGACCTTCGTGCGCCAGATCGAGCGTCGCTCCAGCGACGGGCGCCTGATGGGGCTGTTCCGCTGCTCGTGCGGTGCCGAGACCGAGGTCGCCATCGGTCGGGTGAAGGCTGGCACGACCAAGTCCTGCGGCTGCCTTCGTCGGGAGATCCCTCCGAACACCCTGAAACACGGCAGGCACGGCTCGCCTGAGTATAGCTCATGGACATCCATGAAGCGGCGCTGCTTGGACGCATCCCATAAAGATTTCGCTCGATACGGAGCGAAGGGGATCACGGTCCATCCCGAGTGGATCAACTCATTCCAGGCGTTCTTCGCGCACATCGGCGAGCGGCCGCCGGGCACAACGCTCGACAGGATCGACGGGAAACGCGGGTACGAGCCCGGGAACGTGCGCTGGGCAACGCCGAAAGTGCAGGCACACAATCGCGCCAGTCTAGTCTTGGTGAAAACTGACGCCGGGATCGTGCCCGTCATCGAATACGCCAGAGCACTCGGGATCAGTGGCGGCGCAGCTCTGATGCGCCTTCGTCGTGGAAAGCTGGAGGGCGCGACCTATGCCTGAGATGATCCAAGGGTCTCCCGAATGGTTGGATGCGAGGGCCGGTAAGGCCACGGCCTCGCGCATCTACGACGTCCTCGCCGTGAAGAAGGACGGCAAGCCGACCGCCGAGCGCGAGCGCTACCTGATGGAGCTCGTCGGCGAGCGGCTGACGGGGCTCACGACCCAGCACTACCTCACGGGCCCGATGCTGGAGGGCTCCGAGCGTGAGCCGCAGGCGGCCGACGCCTACGCCTTCCTGCACGGCGTCGACGTCGACCAGATCGGCTTCGTCGAGCACCCGAGCATAGCCATGGCCGGCGCCAGCCCGGACCGGCTGGTGGGCGATCTCGGCCTCGTCGAGATCAAGTGCCCGACCCTGCGCACGCACCTCGACACCCTGCTCTCCGGCACGATCCCGGAGCAGTACTTGCCGCAGATGCGCTGGCAGATGGCCTGCACGGGCCGGAAGTGGTGCGACTTCGCCTCGTGGCACCCGAGCGTGCCGCCGGTCCTCCGCCTCTGGGTGAAGCGCCTCCACCGCGACGACGAGCAGATCGCGAAGGACGAGGCCGCCGTGCTCGCCTTCCTCGGCGAGGTCGAGGCCCGCGTGGCGACCCTGTTGGCCATCGGAACGGCGGAGGCCGCCTGAGATGGCCCGCTACGTCCTCGAAGGCGAATGGTCCGGCTACTCGTCGTCCCAGCGCCGCGTCGTCCACCGCGAGACGATCAACGAACGCCGCCGCGCTCGGTACGAGGGCCGCGGCCGCCTGTTCGCGGTCCGGTTCACGGACGGCACCATGCTGGAGCTGTCCGTCCGTCCCGTCCGCCGCGGCGAGAAGGTCGAGACCCTCCTCGGCTACGGCTCCCTGATCTGCGAGGCCGAGGCGAGCACTGCGACGTGCTTCCAGGTCCGGCCGATCACCTCCGATGAGGAGGCCGCCTGATGGCCTGCGACTGCCTCACCCAGACCAACGCTCTGCTCGCGGAGCACAACACGAAGCTGCCGGGCACGATCGCGCTCCCGCGCAACGGTGTCCCCGGCTACGTCACCGTGACCCTGCTCACCGAGAAGGTCGCCCCGCGCGGCAAGCGTCCCGTCGTCATGGCGCCGACCTTCTGCCCGTTCTGCGGCGAGCGGTACGTGCCGCTCGCGGCCGTCGCTGAGGAGGCCGCCTGATCATGAGCGAGCGCGAGAACATCCAGCGCATCGCCGCCCTGAGCTTCGCCGAGCATGTCATGCAGGATGCACCTGCAATGTCGTGGCGGCTCGGCAAGCCGGGAACGGGCGCCTACGCATTCCGCGTCACTTGGGCCGCCGGCATGCTGGCGGTCGGAGGCGATCTCGGCACGGCCGTCTACGAGGTTTGGCCGGCATTCAACACTTTGGAGGGGGCGGTTGATTTCGTCGACAAAGCCAACTTCGACTATCTCACGAGTAAGTCGGAGTTCAAGGAGGAATACGACCGCGAGGCAACCGTCGAAGCCCTGATCCAGAGCGCCTACGAGGGCCTGCGGCATAAATGGCAGCCGCAGTTGTTCAAGCAGCTCTGCGACGAATACGGCGGCGACGAGAACGATCCGGCCGATCGGAAGGACGCTGTCCGTAGGTTCCGCGACGACGACAGCATGTCGGCCGAACGCATCTACAACCTGACTGGCGACTTCGAAGATCCGCTCTATCGGCACACGGCGCAATCGCGCTGGGCGTTCGAGGCCGTGAAGCTCTGGGCCGCCAAGATGAAGGCCCAGGCGCCTGCCGCCGAGGTGGCGGCATGACGGCCCTCCGCTGCCCCCACTGCAACCGAACGCTCGCCAGCACCGAGGCGCTGTTCTCGCACGTGAAGGCGAAGCACGGGCTCAAGGCGGCCCGCGCCTGCGTGCCGGAGCACCCGGTCTTCGTGCGCGAGGCCGAGCGCCGCGCGCGTCGCCAGGGCGGCGACCCCGAACCCAGCACGGCCGACCTGGTGATTGAGGCGCAGCTCGACCGGGCCATGGGCCTGCCTGTCGATCGCGACATCGCGGAGATGTTCGATGTCTGACGTGGCGACCATCTTCTGCGCCGACTGCGGCACCGAGTGCGCCCTGGTCGATGGGCGCGACGTCGACGCCCACGACCCCGCCATCGCCGACGCTTGGGTCTGGGCCTGCCCGGTGTGCCCCGCATCATGGGCGCATCAGGACAAGGACGGCGGCTGCGTCGGGCTCCCGGCCGGTCAGGCCACGGTCAACGCCCGCGCGCTGCTCCGCCTGCAGGTGATGGTGCCGCTCGTCCGACAGGCCCCGCCGAACGAGCAGACCCTCGCCGCGGCCCGCGTCCGCGCCTTCCTCGCTGACCATCTGGATCTGGCTGACCAGGATGGGCTTCTCGCGCACCTCAACCTGGATCAGCTCCGACAGGCGTGGCGCGTCCTTCACGCGACGACCTACGACGACGTGCGGATCTGGGCGCAGCGGCACCGCGGCACGAAGCGGCGCGCCCAGGCGAGCGGCGAGGGGGTGGCGGCATGAACGCTGTCCCCGACTACCGCGCCTTCCTGGAGGCGAAGGCCTGCGCCGCGCCGGTCACCGGCTACACCGTCACAGACGCGGAGATCCACCCACGCCTCCTTCCACATCAGCGCGCGATCGTCGCGTGGGCCGTCGCCGGCGGCTGCCGGGCGATCTTCGCCTTGTTCGGCCTCGGCAAGACCGGCATGCAGTTGGAGGTCCTGCGCCTCGTGCTGTCGCGGACTGGTGGCCGTGCGCTGATCGTGGCGCCGCTCGGCGTCCGGCAGGAGTTCATCCGCGAGGCCGCCGCGCTCGGGCAGACCATCGCCTTCGTGCGCCGGTCCGATGAGGTCGACGCGCCCGGCCTGTACCTCACGAACTACGAGAGCGTCCGCGACGGCCGCCTCGACCCGAACCTCTTCGCGGCGGCCTCGCTGGACGAGGCGAGCGTGCTGCGCTCGTTCGGCTCGAAGACGTACCAGACGTTCCTCACGCTGTTCCGCGAGGTCCGGCACCGCTTCGTCGCGACCGCCACGCCCTCGCCGAACCGCTTCAAGGAGCTGATCCACTACGCCGGATTCCTCGGCGTGATGGACACCGGCCAGGCCCTTACCCGGTTCTTTCAGCGCAACTCCGAGAAGGCGGGTGACCTCACCCTCTACCCGCACAAGGAGCGCGAGTTCTGGCTCTGGTGCGCGAGCTGGGGCGTGTTCCTGCAGCGCCCGTCCGACCTTGGCTTTTCGGATGAGGGCTACGACCTGCCGCCGCTCGTCGTGCGCTGGCACGAGGTGCAGACGAACCTCGCCGACGCGGGCGCAGATCGGGACGGCCAGGGCATCTTGTTCCGCGCCTCGGCCGTCGGGCTGGCCAGCGAGGCGCGCGAGCGGCGGGACAGCCTGCCGGCGCGGGTCGCGAAGCTCACCGAGCTGCTGGCTGCCGACCCGGACAGCCACCGCATCCTCTGGCACGACCTGGAGACGGAGCGCCACGCGATCTGCGCGGCCGTGCCGGATGCGGTAGCGGTCTACGGCAGCCAGGACCTCGACGAGCGTGAGGCCGCGATCCTCGCCTTCGCCGACGGCGAGATCCGCAACCTCGCCGCCAAGCCGATCATCGCTGGGTCCGGCTGCAACCTGCAGCGCCACTGCCACAAGGCCGTGTTCCTCGGCGTGTCGCACAAGTTCAACGACTTCATCCAGGCGATCCACCGCATCCAGCGGTTCCAACAGGCGCACCCCGTCGAGATCGACATCATCCACTCCGAGGCCGACCGGGAGACCGTGCGGGACCTGCAGGCGAAGTGGGCGCGCCACGACGAGATGGCAGCACAGATGGCAGAGATTATCCGTACCTACGGCCTGTCTCAGGCCGCGTTCGCGCAGGCGCTTGCCCGGTCCATCGGAACGGAGCGCATCGAGGCGTCCGGCCACGACTGGCGCATGGTCAACAACGACTGCGTCGAGGAATGCCGGCGGCTACCGGAGAACAGCCTCGACCTGATCGTTACGTCGATCCCGTTCTCGAACCACTACGAGTATACGCCGAGCTACAACGACTTCGGCCATACCGACTGCGACGAACACTTCTTCGCGCAGATGGACTTTCTCACCCCGGAGCTGCTGCGGGCGCTCAAGCCCGGCCGGCTCGCCTGCATCCACGTGAAGGACCGGATCCTGTTCGGCTCGGCCACCGGCTTCGGCACGCCGACGGTCAACCCGTTCCACGCCAAGACGCTGTTTCACTACCAGCGCCACGGCTTCGCCTACATGGGCCTGATCTTCATCGACACCGATGTGGTGCGGGAGAACAATCAGACCTACCGCCTCGGCTGGACGGAGAACGGCAAGGATTCGACCAAGATGGGGGTCGGGTCCCCTGAGTTCGTCCTGATCTTCCGGAAGCTGCCGTCCGACCTGTCGAAGGCCTATGCCGACGATCCGGTCACGAAGACGAAGCCGCACTGCCTCACGGCCGAGGGCGGTCTCGTCCCCTTCGATCAGCGCCTCCCGTCCGTGCCAGGTACCGGCTACTCGCGGGCCCGCTGGCAGGTCGACGCGCACGCCCGCTGGCGGTCCTCGGGCGACCGGCTGATGCCCGCCGACGAGATGGCGAAGCTCGGCCCCGACGTCCTGGCCCGCGTGTTCCGCGAGTTCAGCCTGCAGCAGGTCTACGATTACGAGACGCACGTCCGGATCGGCGAGGAGCTGGAGGCGCGGTTCGCCCTGCCGTCGCAGTTCTTGAGCCTGTGGCCTGGATCGTCCCGTGATGATGTCTGGACCGACATCGCCCGCATGCTCACCCTGAACACGGGTCAGGCCGCCAAGGGGCGCGAGAAGCACGTCTGCCCGCTCCAGTTCGACATCGTGGACCGGCTGATCGAGCGCTACTCGGCCCGAGGTGAGCTGGTGTTCGACCCCTTCGCCGGGATCGGCACGGTACCGCTCCGCGCGGTGAAGGCCGGCCGCCGCGGCGCCGGTGTCGAGCTGAACCCCGGCTACTTCTCGGACGCTACGGCCTACCTGCGGGCGCAGGAGCGCACCCACGCCACGCCGTCGCTGTTCGACCTGCTCGCCGCCGAGGGCCAGCCGGCCGCCGCGAAATCGGGAGAGGCGGCATGAACGCGCCCGATCTCTTTAGCTTCAAGCCTACGGTCCGAACCTTCCCGGTGGTCGAGGTCGAAGGCATCCGCGCGATCGTCGAGCGCGACCAGTGGTGCTGCTTTTACGCCATCGACGCCGGCAAGCCGTTCCCGAGCGAGACCGGCTTCCGGTCGGCCGGGAACGACCGCCCTGGCCCGGCCGAGGACATCCTGGCCGCGCTGATCGCGGAGCAGCGGAAGGACAAGAAGGGGCCGTTCCCCCTCCCGGCCACCGTCTACCGCCAGCCCTTCGCGGGTGAGGATCGACCGCAGCCGGCGCAGGGGGCGATGGTTGCCCTTCGGCAGCTCGCCGAGTCCCCGCTCAACGTCGACCTGATCCTGGCCGTCTATGCGCGCGACCAGGCCGGCAAGGCCTGGGGGACCGGCGATCCGGCGAAGCTCGTCGAGATCACGCAGCGGATCCTCGGCGACGGCTTCCAGGCCGAGAGCAGCCCGGACGGCGAGGGCTTCGCGGTGATCGCGCCCAGCGGCCTGCGCCTGCCGGCGAGGGGCTTCTTCCCGGCCGTCCACAACCTGCGCTGCCACGTGGCGCGCATCACCAGGGAGGCGACCCGGGCGACCATGCCCGCGCTCTTCCCGGTCCGGAAGCGGTCAGCCCGATCGGCTCCGGCTCCCCTCTTCACGCCCGCGGAGTAGCCCCATGGCCGAGTCCAGCATCATCACGCGCGAGCCGCCCGTCTCCACGACGCCGGTCCCGATCCTCTACGTGAACTGGCGCGGCGAGACGTCGGTGCGCCGGATCGTGCCGGGGCCGACGTGGTTTGGGTCGACCGAGTGGCACCCCGAGCCGCAGTGGCTGATGACGGCCGACGAGCCGGACACGGGCAAGCGCCGCGACTTCGCGCTCGCTGGCATCAAGGCGTGGGGCGAAGAGGCGGTCGCCTGTTCCACGATCACGACCAACGGCACGGTGCGCATCATCCCCGCAGACGAGCCGGTGTTCCTGCTCCGCGGGCAGGATGTGGTCGCCGCCGACACCGTGCGCTGGTGGGTAGAGCAGGCCGAGAACATGGGCGCGGGCCCAGACATCATCGCGATGGCGCTGGAGCACGCCGACCGCATGGAGGCGTGGCCCAAGAAGAAGGTCGCCGACCTGTCGCCCGCCCTCGCGACGGGAGGCGCCCGTGGCTGAGAACAGCGCGATCTCCTGGACGACGCACACTTTCAACCCCTGGATGGGCTGCACGAAGGTCTCCGTCGCCTGTGCGGGGTGCTACGCCGAGGCACTCATGGACACCCGCTACGGCAAGGTGTCCTGGGGCCCGGGCGAGGACCGCGTGCGCACGTCGGCCGCGAACTGGCGGCAGCCTCTGCGCTGGAACCGGCAGGCGGCAGAACAGGGGACCCGGCCCTTCGTCTTCTGCGCCTCGCTCGCCGACGTGTTCGACAACGAGGTGGATCCGGCGTGGCGCCGGGACCTGTTCGCCCTGATCGAGGCGACGCCGCATCTCGTCTGGCTGCTGCTCACGAAGCGGATTGGCAACGTGCTGCGGATGACCGATCCGGAGCGCGGCAACCCGCTCCTGCCGGTGAACGCCGCCGTCGGCGCTACGATGGCGAAGCAGGAGGAATACGACCGCGACGCGCCGAAGCTCGCAGCGGTGCGGCGTGACCGCGAGCCGCTGTTCACCTTCGGCAGCTTCGAGCCGCTGCTCGGCATGATCGTGATGGACGACGACGCGCCGGACTGGATCATCACCGGCGGCGAGACGCACCAGGGCCAGCATCGGGCCCGGCCGAGCCATCCGACGTGGTTCCGGAAGCTGCGCGACCAGAGCGCCGCCCTTGGCCGCGTCTACCACCACAAGCAAAACGGCGAGTGGGCGCCCCGGGGCGCGAAGGGCATCGTCTTCCCGGAGGCGAAGGCGGCGCCCTGCATCAAGCTCACCGACCGCGGCGAGGACGACTCCAGGTTCGGCGCCGGCGACGAGCCGGTGTGGATGCAGCTCGTCGGCAAGAAGGTCGCCGGCCGGCTCCTCGACGGCGTCGAGCACAACGGATTCCCGGAGGTGGCCCGTGGCTGACCGTCCCATCATCTTCTCGGCGCCCATGATCCGCGCGCTGCTGGCCGGTCGGAAGACGCAGACGCGGCGGCTCGCGAAGGTCCAGATCTACGACCACGTGAACCCGCGGTTCTCGCAGCTCCGAGCGCACCGCGAAGGCGGTGGCTGGCGCATCTACGGCAGCGAGCCGGCATCAGATCCGTTCAAGGTGCCGTATGCCGTCGGCGATCGCCTCTACGTCCGCGAGGCGTGGGCGCCACTCGACGCGCTGACCCATAGCGATCCGGGTGCCCAAGCCCTGGCCGACCGCGGCTTCTACCGGGCCGATGGAAGCACGGTCGACGGCGAGATCTCGCGCTGGCGCCCATCGATCCACATGCCGCGCCGGGCCTCGCGCCTGACGCTCCTAGTGACGGACGTCCGGGTCGAGCGCCTGCAGGACATCAGCGAGGGGGACGCGGCCGCGGAGGGCGTCGAGCTCGAAAGCGCCGACCCGCCCTTCCACTACGTGCCCGGGATCTGGCCGCACAGCATCACTGCCGTCGGCGTCGAGGAGCCCGGCGGCCGCCACGCGGCGCGCAGCTTCGCGAAGCTCTGGGGGCACATCAACGGGCCCGAGTCCTGGCTGGTCAATCCTTGGGTCGTCGTGGTCGGGTTCTCCGTCCACGCGCGCAACATCGACCAGCTCGAGCCGATCGCCGAGGCCGCAGAATGAGCTGCTACGTCGACCAGCCCATCTTCCCATTCGGGCGCATGATGATGTGCCACCTCTGGGCCGACAGCCTCGACGAGCTGCTGGCGATGGTGGACCGCATCGGTGTCGACCGGAAGTGGATCCAGGGCCACCCGGATCTCTCTTTCGGGAAGCACCGCAACGCCTCGTGGGTCCACTTCGACATCGCGAAAGGCAAGCGCGCCCTGGCGATCCAGGCCGGCGCGCTGGAGACCGACCGCTACGGGGCCAGCTACTTCGACGCCCAGCAGCGCGGGCGCACCAAGATGGTCGCGGACATCGAGGCGATCCGAGCCAAGGCGGGGAAGCCGGTCGACGGCATCATTCGGCCGACCGAGGACACGAGCGGGAGGGCAGCGTGAGCCGACGCGTCTATGCCGAGGGCACGAAGGTCCCGATCGCGCAGAGCCGGGCACAGATCGAGACCATGCTGCGGAAGGCCGGCGCCAACCGGATCGTCACCATGGACGAGGCCCTGGAGACGGTGGTCGCGTTCATGCTCGCCGGGCGCCTGATCCGGCTCCGGATCGAGATCCCGGGCGACGCTAGCGACCAGCGCCGCCGGGCGATCTGGCGAGCGATCGGCCTCGTCGTGAAGGCCAAGATCGAGGCCGTCGCGCAGGGGATCACCACCGTGGAGCAGGAGTGGCTTGCGCACATCGTCCTGCCCAACGGCAGAACGGTCGGCGACTGGATCGAGCCGCAGCTCCAGGTCGCCTACGACGAGGGCCGGATGCCGACCGAGCCGCTGATGCTGGAGGGCCCCCGCTGATGCCCCGAAGCGCCAGGATTCCTGCCCCAAACGAGGTCACCGACGAGACCATGATGCCGCTCAGCGTGGCCGCCGAGGTCGCGGTCGCGCATGGCGTCGTCACGAGCGCGTCGGCGAAGGCCTTGCGGCGCGAGGCCGAGCATGATCGGCTAACGACCTACGAGGTGTTTGGGCGCCTGCACACGACCCTCGGCGACATCAAGAAGATGGTGAAGCGATGCCGCGTCCAGCCAAGGGTGCCCGCCTCTACTACAAGGCCGCCGACGACCGCTGGGTCATCCGAGACACCGGTGGCATCGAACGCGGCACGGGCTGCAGCTATGGAGAGCGTGAGGCGGCTGAAAGAGCGCTGCAAGCCTACCTCTCCGAGAAGCACACCCCCGATTTCGGCCGCGGTGATCCCGCTACAGTCGAGATCGCGGACGTCCTGAAGCTCTACGCCGACGAGCATGCCGCTGGCACGAAGCGGCCCGACGTCGCTTGGTCGGCGCTCCCGCACCTGATCACCTTCTTCGATGGGAAGAAGGTCGCCCACGCCACGCCGAACCTGTGCCGGGCCTACGCGAAGTGGCGGACCTCTCAGCCGCAGGCGCGGTTCAAGTTCGGGCCGGGCTATCGGTACGCGACCGAGGCCGAGGTGCCCCGCGTTGGCGATCAGACCGCGCGCCGCGAGCTGGGCGTGCTCTCGGCCGCCTTCGGCTACGCGCACAGCGAGCACAAGCTGCTTTACCCGGTCCCAGTGACGATGCCGGACCGGGCGCCGGCGCGCGATCGGTGGCTCAGCCGCTCCCAGGCGGCCGCGCTGCTGCTCGCCGCGCTGGGCTTCCGGCCGACCGGGCGGCACGACGCGAAGGGGAAGGAGATCTGGCGGCGGCCGCGCGAAAAGGCGCGGCCGGGCGAGGGGCGGGGCCGCGCGCTGTTCGTCCAGCGCCACGTCGCCCGGTTCATTCTGGCGGGCCTCTACACCGGCACCCGGCACGAGGCGATCCTGCGCCTGAAGTGGATCGAGAGCACCGACGGCGGCTTCGTCGACCTGCGCTCCGGCATCATCTACCGGCGCGGTACCGCCGAGGGAGAGTCCTCGAAGCGCCGGACCCCGATCCCGATGTCGAAGCGGCTCGCCGCGCACATGCGGCGCTGGCGGAAGAACGGCGCCTACGTGATCGAGTTCGATGGCAAGCCGATCCTGCGCCTACGACGCGCCTGGACGACGGCGCGGAAGGGCGCCGAGCTCGGCGACGAGATCACGCCGCACGTCCTGCGCCACACCTTCGCGACCTGGGCTGTGATGGCGGGTGTGCCGTTCGGCAAGGTCGCCCGGGCGCTCGGCACCACCGAGCAGGTCGTGGAGCAGGTCTATGGCCACCACCTGCCGGAGCACCTGCGCGGCGTCGTCGAGACCGTGTCGCGCGGCGGCAGATCGTGA